CCTGCTGAAGGTATGCCTGCGGAAAGCGACTCAAGACTTTCTGATAACACAACGGCAGAAATGTTGAGAGAATCTCGTGTAGTAGACGTGCCCACACCTATAGGTCGTCGTTTTGATTCACCAGTGACTGAGATTGACACCGTTACTTCTCGCCCTATGGATGAGATAGACACAATTTCATTCCAGAGCTTATTTCCTTCAGAAGAGTTAGATTCTATAGCGGCAAAACCACCTGAGTTAGTAAACGCTCCTAATGTTGGTTTAAGCCGTCAAGATTTCCCAAGAAACGCTCCTAATGTTGGTTTAAGCCGTCAAGATTTCCTAGAGCTATTCGCACCTGAACCAGAGCTTGGCCCGTATGAACAGTCGCAAGCCCCAACAAGAGATTTGAGAGATAGCACAGCATTAGCTGGTTTGGACTATCCCACCCTTTCGGAACTAATGGAAATGGCGACGAGTGGTGGTCCTCGTGCCTCAACTAAAGTTTTTGGAGGCGATTTAGAATTTACATTAGACCCTGACAATCCGCGTATTGAGTTTAGAAGGCCACTTCAAGGTAAAGACATGGGGGCGGGAGAATTTTTAAGCTTCTTGAACCGCATTACTAGTTGAACACGTTTCGCCGTCACAACATTCAACAATATAAAATTTGCACACAGCGCATTGTTGATGCCCATGAACATCTACGGGCTGCATCTGGCACAAGCAACGCGGACAACGGCCCGTGTCCAAAGCTTTCTTAATAGGCCCATCTTCTACTCTGTATTGAACCATTCCTTCAACTCCTCCCCCAGTACCATATTTGCAATGTTCTGTTTATTTTGCAAAGCCGTCAATATCTTGTCGTCAATTGTTTTAGGGCTGACGAGGTCCACGTAAGTCACGTTATTCTTTTGACCAATGCGATGCGCTCTATCTTCTGACTGCAGCCGTATTTCGAGGTCATAATTATTGCTGTAATACACCACGGTGCTGGCCTCTGTCAGGGTCAAACCAAACCCACCCGTGCGGCTGTTGCCTACGAAGAAGCGCATGTTTGAATTGGGGTCTTGAAACTGATCTACAATCTCTTGCCTTTGCTCCTGCGCGGTTGCCCCGTAAAACGCACCAAAACTTTCTATGCCAAATTCTTTTGTGAGCATGTCACAAATTTTTTCAATATCGTGAACAAAAGTCGCCCATATAATGACTTTTCCTGTGGTTTCTTCACAGATATTCACAAGCTCGTGAAGTCGATTGGATTTTACTTCACTAATCAAGTCATCATCATTTTTAATAAACCCACAGCAAATCTGCTGTAAGCGCATAATTTGTGTCAAAACATTGTTAGTGCTGACCAGACTGCCGTCCCGCAATTGAGCAAGTGCAAGCTTTGACATCTGTGTATACAGTTTTTTCTGCTCGTCTGTAAGGTCCACCTCTCGTCTGACATATATCTTTTCGGGCAGGTCCAAACATTCTTTTTTCAGAATACGCCTGCTGAATACATCGAGCTTGGCATTGAGCTCTTCTAATCTTTGAAAGCCAACGATTTGTTGGAAAGATCTATGCCCCATTGTGCGTCTTTGCAGAACCGCATATCTACCCTGGAACGCGAAATAACTTGGAAAACCCAACATGCTTTGGCCCAAAAACTCACACTGAGAGTAAAGGTCCATAGGTGATTTGGTGACGGGGGAGCCTGTCAGGAGACGCCTATATGCGAATAACTCCCCCGTCTTCACAACAGCTTTAGTCCGGGCAGCTTTTCGGTTTTTTATTGTTGTAGACTCATCAACAACCATCATACCCTTTTCACCGAAATTCTTCCCAAACCATTCAGCCGTCGTAGCTCCTTTACTCGTGCTAAACGCTTCTACGTTCATAACAAATATACGCAGCTCATCAGTATCCTTACAAAACTCTTCAAACTGACTTCTAAAAGTTTTTGTAATGTTAGGTTGCCAACTAAGAACCTTGCGCTGTATGTGGTCTGGCAAATGCGCTACAATTTCTTTTTGTGACCAGTTGTGAAATACGCCTTTTGGAGCAACAATGAACGCTGTGTCGATCTTACCGTCCTCAAACAAAGCTCCAATGGTGTCTATTGCAATCTTCGATTTGCCTGTACCCATTTCCATGAACAAAGCATAATTGCTCGCGGACCACGAATCTTCCAAAACCGTTTTCTGATGCTCATACGGTTTGGTTTTGAACTTATATTTTTGCATATTTATCTCCTTGACTATATAAATATATACGGCTATATAGGATATATCAAGTGTTTAAATAAACACTCAACGACGACAGGAGAAAGAAATGAGTGACTTAACGTCTCTGATGGAAGAGGATACAAAGTCCCCTTCCAAATCACCGCTTGGCACGTTTGATGATAGCAATCTGAAAGGTGTCGCAAAATTAGCCCAACAAATTACAGACCAACAAAATCTCGTCAAGAATCTTGAAGAAAAGGTTAGAGAGGCGAAGAAAGATTTGTATAAAATGTCTGACCATGAGCTGCCACAAATGCTTATGGAAATGGGTGTATCTTCTTTTAAGCTGCAAGATGGTTCTGAAGTTGAAATCAAAAAAACGTATGGAGCATCAATACCAGTGGACAAAAGAGAGGAGGCATTTGAATGGTTGCGGCAGAATGGACATGGGGACATGGTAAAAAATATCGTGTCAGTAAACTTCGGCATGGGGGAAGACCAAAAAGCAGCAGAATTTCTGTCAAAGGTCTCAGAACAGGGCTTATCGCCAGAACAGGCAGAAAGCGTCCACTCATCAACACTGAGAGCTTGGGTAAAAGACCAAACAGAAAAAGGCGAGCCTTTCCCTATGGAGTTATTTGGGGCACATATCGGTCAACGGGCATTAATCAAGGAGGCAAAAAAATGACTGAAAAGCAAGTTGTAAAAAAGGAGCAGGCAACTGCGGTAGCGGAGTTCGACACTTCTATGTTTGAGGCAGACGCAAGCGCAGGTATCCAGAATGTATCTAATGAAGATATGGCTTTGCCTTTCTTGAAAATTGTATCTGGCTTGGACGGTATTCTTGATGAGCGTGACGATGTACGCAAAGGCGATATCGTTAATACTGTTACAGGTGAAGTCTATAAAGGCAAAGACGGCATTAAGGTTATACCGTGCGCTTATCAGCGTAAGTTCATACGGTGGCAACCACGAGGCACGGGTATCGCGGCACCAGTAATGATACACGAGCCTAATGACCCAAATTTGCCTAAAACAAATAGAGACCCAAATGACAATAAAGAATATGTCGATGACGGGTCAGGTGATTATGTTGAGCAGACAGCTCAGTGGTATGTCAAAGTTATAAACCCAGAGGGCGGCATGACCAATGCGTTGATTGCAATGAAATCTACACAACTCAAAAAGTCTCGTAAGTGGATGAGCATGATTATGTCGCGTGAGATGAATGGGGAAAACGGACCCTTCACGCCGCCGATGTTTAGCCACATTTATCTTTTGAAGACTGTGAGCGAAGAAAACAGCAAAGGAAGTTGGCACGGTTGGGAAATGAGCCTCGATGGCCCAATATCTGAAAAGCACCAGTATAAAGCGGCGAAAGAGTTTAACGCCTCTATTGAAAAGGGTGAAGTTACAGTCAAACATGAGCATGATCCTGTACCTGCTGAAGATACTGGAGAATCTCGTGGAGAGACTGCTGACGACTCAGACGGCGATCTACCATTCTAAACAAATAACATCACCTCTGGTCAGTAGTGTGCTGACCAGAGGACTTTTGTTTGGGGGGTGATATGTCCGCAGATAAATTCTCAAAAATATTCTCTGGGCTCGAAGAGGCGTATGGCACCTACGAGATCCAGAAACAGCAGGTCAATGGCAAGCAGTCAGGTCAAGCCAGTGTTTTGCGTTCTCCCAGGACTGCACAAACATGGGAAGGTCATTTGTCTGGCAAGGGCCCAGCAATTGGTATCATTCCCATCAATGCTGACAACAACTGCAAATGGGGCTGTATCGACATAGACCAGTACACTGGCTTCAACCACAAAGAGCTGTTGGACAAGATTGTAGAGATGAAGCTGCCTTTGGTTGTGTGTCGTTCTAAATCAGGGGGTGCACATGTTTTTCTTTTTTCTAAAGATTGGATTAGTGCAAAAATTCTACAAGATACGCTTACCTCTATTTCAGCAGCATTGGGTTATGCTGGAAGCGAAATTTTTCCAAAGCAGATTAAACTACAACTCGATAGGGGAGATGTCGGAAACTTTCTTAACCTTCCCTACTATAACCATGAAGAGAGTTTGCGCTATGCATTTAAGGCAGATGGTTCCGCTGCCACTCTCGAAGAGTTCTTCGGTTTGTATGAAGCGGCTGTCCAAACAGTAGAGCAGATAGAAGCTCTGAGCGTAGAGAAACAGGACCGCACACCGATTAAAGATGGCCCACCTTGTCTGCAACATCTATGCAACCAAGGCTTTCCAGAGGGCACTCGCAACAATGGTCTTTTCAATGTTGGTGTTTACTTACGCAAAGCGTTCCCAGATACATGGGAGAATGAGCTGATGCAATATAACATGGCGCACTTTGACCCACCGCTGCCCTTGGCAGAGGTCAACATATTGGTCAGGCAGCTCAACCGTAAGGACTACCAGTACAAATGCTCAGACGCCCCTATCAATGAGTTCTGTGACAAGGACAAGTGCCTGACCCGGAAGTATGGTGTAGGCAACGTCGGGCAATCTGCCTCTGTTGCAAACTTACGCAAATACAATTCAAAGCCGCCCATCTGGTTCATGGACGTAAATGGCGAGCCACTGGAGTTATCTACAGAGGGCCTGCAGAGCCAAGCTGCGTTTCAGAAGAGCTGTATCGAACAGCTTAACGTCATGCCACCTACTGTCAGTAAGAACATCTGGGAGAACCGTGTTGCAGCATTGCTGCGGGACATGACAGAGACCGAAGGTGGGGTCATGGAAGCGTCAGAAGATTCGTCCATTGACGGTGCGTTCTATGATTACTTGGAAGACTTCTGCCGCAACATGCAGACCGCTGCGGACAAAGAGGAGATCCTTCTGCGTCGCCCGTGGACTGATGAAGAGAAAAAACAGACCTTCTTTCGGCTGCGTGACTTAGAGAACTTTTTAAAAAGACAGCGGTTCTTTGAATTCAAGACACACCAAATCTCACAGAGGTTGCGGGACATCGGCGGTGAATCTACAATACTAAGAATTAGCGGACGTGTCGTCCGTGTGTGGGCCATCCCTGCCTACGAAATCTCTAACACCACAGTGAAGTCCCCAGAATTTGAGGTGGATGAACAGGATATACCTTTCTGATGTTTGTGATATATGGCCCGCCAGGTACGGGCAAAACAACTACGCTCCTTGATATGGTTGAAAAATCCATAGAAAACGGAACGCCTCCAGGGCAAATAGCCTTCCTTGCTTTCACTCGTAAGGCAGCGCGGGAGGCCAGAGAACGTGCAGCGTCACGGTTTAATCTAGATTCTGAGCACGATTTGTACTTTTTTCGTACCCTGCACAGCTTCTGTTACAACCTGTCAGACATAAAACGAGACCAGCTTCTGGCATCAGAACATCTAGTTGAGCTAGGCAATACGATTGGATTCAACCTTAAAGCCTCGTCAGTGAGCGAGGAGGACGACATAGGTGCTGCAGCTAGGGACAACCCCATTATGCAGCTCATACAGCTCTCACGGCTCAAGAAAGAGGTAATTGACGAGACATATAGGCATAGTGGCATCGAGGAACCGCTCACGACAGTAAAATACATAGATGAGTGTTACCGCAAGTACAAGAAAGCAAACCGCCTGTATGACTACACCGACATATTAGAATGGTTCTCTGAAAACGGATCACGGGTCTGCCCACGCTTTGACGTTACATTTCTTGATGAAGCGCAGGATTTATCACCTTTGCAGTGGGAGATAGCCCACGTTCTTAACGAAAAATCCAGACGTATGTATGCCGCAGGCGATGATGACCAAGCAATTTATAGATGGGCTGGGGCTGACGTTGAGCATTTTTTAAATGTAGAAGAGGGGTCAGAAGTTCTTTCGCAATCCTATCGTGTGCCCCGCACAGTGCATAAGGTAGCGCAGCGGATTGCCAGTCGTATCACTGTCCGTCGCCCAAAGCATTATAACCCAAAGCCAGAGGATGGCACTGTCCATCACATATTTGAGCCTGACATAGAAAAATTTAAAAAAGGCGATTGGATGATTATGGCTCAGTGCAACTATATGCTCAACGAGGTGTGCGAATCGTTGAAACAACACGGTTTTTACTTCGAGAACAGGGGCTACAGAAGCATTAGTTTGAAGTTAGCTATTGCCTTGGATACTTGGAAGTCCCTCGTCAAAGGCGAAGAAGTCACTGCCAATGCGGTGAAAGACCTGTACTACTTTATGAAATCTATCACCCGCATAAAGCGAGGTTTTAAAAATTTACCTAACACACAGGCTGACGATATGTTCACGCTGGACAGCTTGCAGGAAAACATGGGGCTGCTTGCAACTAAAGACATGACGTGGGACGTGGCTATGGACAAGATATCCGAAGACAACAAAACCTATATCGCTGCTCTGCTTCGTAGAGGAGAGGACTTAAACCGCGCACCACGGATCAAGGTCTCTACTATACACGGCACAAAAGGCGGCGAGGCTACCAATGTTGTTCTGTACACAGACATATCAAATGCATCTGACCAATCTATATCTTCAGACACACGCGAAGGTCGCCGAATGTTAGATGATCTACACCGTTTATTTTATGTAGGCGTGACACGGTCAAAGCAAAACCTGTTTATCGTTTCGCCTATGGACGGCATAAGGAGCTACCAAATATGAGCGACATGGTTAACAGCCCCAAGCATTACACGCTTGGCAAGGTAGAATGCCTTGATGCAATCAAAGCGGCTCTAGGTCCGGGCTACAAATACTACCTGCAGGGCGCGATAATCAAATACATATGGCGGTACGAGCACAAGGGCAACCCTGCTGAGGACCTTGCCAAAGCACAGTTTTATTTAACACGTTTACAGTATGAGATAGGAGAGACCAATGAATGAAGTTGAGTTTATGTCTCCGTTAAAAAGTTTTGAGTGGGCTCCGCCTTTTGAGCTGCCAGACCTGACAGACGCAAAAGAAATAGCGATTGACCTCGAAACATGTGACCCAAACATCAAAACGCTGGGCCCCGGTTGGCCCCGCAAGGACGGTTATATTGTCGGCTTTGCCCTCGCTGTAGACGGCTGGCAGGGCTACCTGCCTATAAAGCATGAAGGTGGGGGCAACTTGGACGAGCGAATCGTGGGAAACTATATGAAAAAGGTGCTCGCCTGCCCTGCCGATAAGGTCATGCATAACGCTCAATATGACCTTGGCTGGCTAAAAGCAAGCGGCTTTGAAGTTAATGGCAACATCATAGATACAATGGTCGTGGCTGCGCTGCTGGATGAAAACCGTTTCAGCTACAGTCTGAACGCTGTTGCGTATGACCATATCAACAAAACCAAATCAGAACGTGCCTTGGTCGAGGCTGCGAAAGAGTTTGGCTTTGACCCCAAGGGCGAAATGTGGCGTATGCCTGCCAACTTTGTAGGTGAATACGCAGAGCAGGATGCGGTGCTTACACTGGAGCTGTGGAAATTTTTTAAAGTTCAGATAGAACGCGAAGAACTGACCACGGTTCACGAGCTTGAACGGGACCTATTGCCCTGTCTTGTTGATATGACCATGCAGGGCATACGGGTGGACCAAGATGCGATGGAGCGGGCAACCCAGTTCATGCTGTCAGAAGAGAAGAAAGCGCGAGAGGAGTTGCACAAGCTCGTAGGCTTTGACGTGGAGATATGGGCCGCAGCTTCTATCGCCAAGGCTTTTGACAAGCTAGAGCTTGACTACCCCAGGACGGCAAAGGACGCACCGTCTTTTACCAAAAGCTTTTTAAACACGCACAAACACCCGTTGCCAAAGCAGATCCTGTTGGCAAGAGAATTTAATAAAAGCAAAGGCACGTTTATCGACGGGCTGCAGAAGCACATAGGTCGTGACGGCAGAGTGCACGGGCACATAAACCAGATTAGATCTGATGATGGTGGGACCGTTTCGGGACGAATTTCTATGAACAACCCCAATCTTCAACAGATACCCGCCCGCCATCCAAAACTAGGACCTTTGATTAGGTCCGTTTTTGTACCAAACGAAGAGGAGAAGTGGGCGTCGATAGATTACTCACAGCAAGAGCCTCGCATTCTTGTACACTTTGCAGCTCTGTACCAGAAGCGAACAGGCAAGCTTATGCCCAAGGTCAATGAATTTGTTGACGGTTATAAGAACAACCCAGACATGGACTTCCATACGATGGTTGCTGACATGGCGGACATACCGCGCAAGCAAGCAAAAGTTATAAATCTAGGGATGATGTACGGCATGGGTGTTGGTAAGCTGGGTGACCAGTTGGACCTGTCAGGCGAAGAAGCAAAAGAGCTGACACGGCAATATGATGAGCGAGTGCCGTTTGTTAAAAAGCTTATGAAGGTTGTGCAAGACCGTGTGCAGAACGGCAACGAAGAGGGCTCTATTCGATCCCTGTTGGGCCGCAAGTGTAGATTTCCAGACTTTGAGCCTACCAAGTTTGGTATGCACAAGGCCATGAAATATGATGAGGCCCGCGCACATTATGGGCCCACTGTCCCTTTGCAACGGTCCAAGGCATACAAAGCTTTAAACCGTTTAATACAGGCGTCGGCTGCCGATATGACAAAGAAAGCAATGGTAGACCTGTACAAAGAGGGATGCCTGCCCTTGTTGCAGGTGCATGACGAGCTCGCTTTTAGCGTAGAACATGAGCAAGTCGCAAAGAATATCGCAGAGATTATGTGTGATGCGATAGAATTAGAAGTGCCAATGAAGACAGATATCGAAATAGGAGACAACTGGGGCGAGAGTATGTAGGTTTTCTCTTGCTATTTCTAGTATAATCTCCTATATTATCTTACAGGTAAGGGCAGGGGTCCAACCCTCCAGCCAGACACTTGAGGCCCTGTCCTTGCCGGGGAATTATGGAGAAGGGTCTTATGGATACGTCGAAATGGAAATCAGTGTTAGTGCCTATCAAAGTATACAAAGGCATCAAGAAAATCGCAGAATTAGAAAACCGAAGTATATCTGGTCAGCTCCGCGTCATGTTTGACGTGTTTTGCAGAGCAGAAGGGTATGAGATAAAAGAGACAGATTAATATCTAGATTCAACTTCACCTTCTCTATAGACTGATAGAATCAAACAAATGAGGAGTGAAATATGTTGGATTTACCTACCCGTAGACCTTGTGTAACAAAGGAAGTTGGCATGGGGCTGTCTGTAACTGTAAGTTATCATCCAAAGACAGGCCAACCTATCGAGGTTTTTCTATCTGAACGGGGCAAAGCTTCCGACAATCCAATGCAAGAGGCGTTATATAATCTTGGCGTTACAGCTTCTTTGCTTATGCAAGACGACAACCCCTATACAGAACAAGAAAAAAGAGCAACCAATTAGGCTGCTCTTTTAAAAAATTCGTATATGATGGGGGCAGAGAAAGTTTTAATAAGCCGATCCCAAATATCTCTGCCCTATTTCTTTTTCTTTGGCCTGCCCCGCTTCTTCTTCGGTGCGGCTTTCATCTTTTTCTCCCGCTCTTTGTTCAATATATCCTGAACCTTATCCTCTTGCGGATGCTTGAACGGCTCTAGCTTCTCCGACTTCGCAAAGCACGGAAAGAACAATTTTAAAAACTTCTGCAACATGTTGGTCTCCTTATAACCATTGAATGCGGGGCGCAGCCCCTTCTTTTGTAAACGGGTCTATCTCCCAGACAAACCACGCCATAGCTGTCTTTCCCGAACCGTACCACGATTCTTCGTGGTCGCCCCGAATCAAGGTCAGCCTCTTTGTATGCACTAGCACTTTACTGGGCGGCATATCTTTAAAAATTTCTTTATACCGTGCTTGTCCCTCTAGAAATGCTAGTCGCAACAAAAATATAAACCCCTCGCCCTGCTTATTCTCAACCTGGAGTTTGTAAGCATGTTTCACAAACTCATTGGCAAGCTTATATGGAGGGTTTGTAATTATCCACGGAGCAAAGCTCTTCTGCTCCATTAAAAAATCTACACCGTGTGCGTCACCATACCCACGGTCCACGAGATCCGTGCTGTATGTGCTCAGCCCTGCTTCTTTAAAAACTTCTGACATATGACCTTCGCCACACGCTGGCTCCCATATGGCATACTCGTTCCCCTCTTCAGGGAACTTCAACCACGGACAACGGGACATCATGGCTTTTGTAGCTTCAGGAGGCGTTGGATAGAAATCATCCTTCTCTCTGTTGTCAGGCATTGTAATTACTCCATATCCATTTGCACCATGATGACCATATAGTTTGTGTAACGTCCAGCCTTCCGGTACAGGGTCATCGACACAAACATATCTACATATTAACCGCACTAGTATGGACGCTGATGACGCATAGGCTTACGACGCTTTAGCGAACCGCTCGCTAACCCCTGCCCGCGCTTCTGGGTCAGATAGGTGCGTTTACTTTTTGGGTCATCACGCTTCGAGCCCGTCTCTTTACTATAATTTTTATAATAGAAAAGCCTGTCGCGCATGTCCGCCAGATGCTTTTCAAATTCTTCTACGCTCATGTCTGCGGCGTTCATATAAAACTCCTCTTGACTTATATAAAATAACTCTTATATACTAGTGACCTATTCAATGGTTGTCAAGGAGAACAGAATGAAAGATTTAATTCGAACTAATCGAAAGATTGCTGAAAAATTAAATAGTCGTGTTTACCTTAAACCAGAAGAAAAAGATGCTGCCTTTGTGGCTTTGCAAAATGTTTACATGGGCCTTAAAGGGCGCATCACGCTTGGAGACCTAAGAGACACTAATACTAACTGGGATGAAATTCCTGACAACCTGATGGATGTAGGTGAGGCTTTCCGCCCGATATTTAGTGCCAACAAATATTGGTCTGAAGATTTCGAGTGGATCTTAAAGTTGCAGGAGATGCACAGAAATATTTTATCGAAAAAGATAAGGAGAACAGAATGACAGAAGATAAAAAGAAAGCTGGTCGCCCTCGTAAAGTCGAGCTGAAAGTTGCGGGCGAAGTAATTAAACAGTCAGACCGCCCACAAGGTGTGGTTTTTACTGAAACTGATTTAAACATTTTGCGAAACACCAGAAATTTGTTGACCACTTTGCATCTGCGTTATTTGAATAAAGAAGATATCAAATATCAGGATATGACTGCAGTTGCAAAGCTTGATGACCTGTTTGGTGATTTGATGCATAAAATAATACTAATTGATCAAAAGTCTGAAAAATAGGAATATAAGCATATGGATGATGAAACCGTAAAAGATATGGTCAATAAAGCGGGTTATGTAGAGGGCCTGCGCCCTCAATGGCATGAGTCGATGGAAGCCATTCAAAAGGTGGTGAACCTGCATAATCAAACTTTGCTGCGTGACCGTGGGTTTACTCGCGAAGCACATCAAGAAGTTTCTGTAATAAATAAACATTGGAACAGGATACTGCAGGGATGACCGAATTAGTGCGCCTTATAGTCGATAGTGACAGTAAAGATTTCGAACACGGGTATCACATGGGTGTCGATGCTCTTGAAGAAATTTCTAAAGCTACAAAGGCAGGAGACGCACAACACGAACCGTTGGTCATGGTCGGGCTGCTCACAGTAATTATCGAATGTGCTTATCGAAGCTGCGCTGATCCTGAGAACGTGTCCGAAATGATAGCAGTCGCAGACAGCTTTGCACGTAAAGCAGCAGACCTACCAGATGAAACGGTCCACTAAACGACGCTTTGACTGGTCGCGTTTAAGAAATAAAAAACGACGGGTGAAATATAAATCGCCCGTCGTTCTTTTTTAAAGTTCTTTAGCAAACCGTAACTTTGCGACGTGTCGCGGCCCACGGCTCTTCACATAATGGTCTATGTGATAGCCAGCTTCACTGATATACCTGCCGTCCTCTGTCTCCTGTATGTACGTCCACAGTTTTTTGATGTTTGTAAATTTTTGTTTTACATAAAACTCTGCGACGCGAAGAAAGAAGCTTGGCACGGTGTAAGCATTGATGGCGTTACCTTGAGCAAACGGCTGCGTCCCGTCTAAGTTGCGAACCAATACAGGCATAACTCTTTTAGACATTTCATCTTTAAAAATTTTGTCTGTGTAGTAACGACGCAACTGATGAAACTTGACCCCAGGTTTAAAACATACCCTTCTAATTTCAAGGATAAGCTTGCGGTCCGGGCCCGTTGGTCTACCACAAGGATTACCTACCATAGCAACACCTAACAAGGTCTTGCAGCCGATGCCCGCTCCAGCCAATCTGTTATACTCATACAGACCATAACAAAACGACAGATGTAAATCGGGCAACGGGTCATTGTGTCTGTGCCAATTACAGACAGCATGGTTAGCTATCATATTGGACACAGGCTCTATCATAAGGCAAGTCACATGGATCTCCTTTGCTGTTGATTGATATTTACGATGTCAAATAGCGTGAAGAAATTTTAAAAAATTCTCCATTGTACAGTATACCACAACGCCCATACATTGTCAAGTCAATAATTTGACGTCAATTTTTTGACGTGTCATTTTTTTGACAGTCGAGCTGAAGAAAAAACTTGACGGTGCACGGCCCACGGACTAGGGTTATGTATGCACGAATCTCCATTCTGCTGTTGATTGACAATTACACCCTGTTCTGTTGCGATGACCAGAGCAGGGTGTAACTTTTGTAACACTTTTCAAACACAAAAAAGTTACGCTGCAGCCCTTGCTGGATAAGGGGTTGTTTGCTGTGAAACTTATATATGTACAGATTTAACAAAAAAATATTTTTTTCATTTTTTTTAGGTGATTCAAATGATCAAAATGTTACACAGGTAATTTCTACAATAATAACATATATATACCAAAATAATTTTGTAACTTTTTATGTAACATGTAACTTTTTCCCTATTGGTTGCCAAAATAGCTTATTTGATTTAGTTTTATGGTAGGAAGCTATATAAAGGGCCACAATGCAAGTTGTTAAAAAATCTAGAGGTAGACCTCGTAAAAGCATAGAAACTCCTTTGACGCCCAAACAAGAGAAGTTTGTGAAAGAGTTTGTCGCAAACGACGGTATGATTACAAAACGTCAGGCAGCTATCAACGCAGGCTATCCTGAAAAGTCCGCACATGTGAAAGCTTCTGAGCTCACCAACCCGAACATGCATCCAAATGTTGTAGCCGCCATTAAAGCATATAGGGCAGAGCTGGATGAAAAGTACGGCATTACTTTTGCTCGTCATGTCCGTGACATGCAGCGCATACGCGATTTGGCTATCGAAAATGGAGCATACTCTGCAGCCGTCCAGGCTGAGTATCGCAGGGGGCAGGCTCAGGGCAATATTTACATCAATAAATCTGAAATCAGACACGGGTCGATTGACAGCATGTCTCGTGAAGAAGTTGAAAAGGCTTTGCAGGAATTAAAAGACCAGCATGGACATGATATTATCAACATTACCCCAGAAGAAGAAAAATCTGGAGTCGAGCTTTTATCAGAAATTTCGGAAACACCAGAAGAAGTGTCGGCCTAACATCCGACTCACCCGTCTGGAGAGCTGGGCTTCTCTTGGTGTTCCTGATCTTGTCGTTTGTTCTGAACTGGGAAAATTTTATTTTGTAGAGCTGAAGACAACAAAAGGCTTTGCTGTCCGTCTATCTCCTCATCAAGTGTCTTGGATGACCCAGCATAAACATGCTCCAACTTACATTTTTGTGCACACAAAAAATGCAGACATTTTTGTCTATAACGGGGAACAAGCGATTGAACTGGTAGACAGAGGATTGTTGTTAGAGCCCCAGTTTAAATTTTCTAATCCGGTGAACTGGCAAGAATTTTTAGACTTGACATTTGTGGTATAAGACTTATCCTTTAGTTATCAACAGAAACTGAAGGAGATGAGCATGACTTATTGGTATGCAACCCCAAAGCAGCGTAGCAGCGGCTTTTCTATTTATTCCAAAGCAAATAAAATTTCTGACATCGGGCCCGCTTTAGCCCACACCCTTTCCGTATTTCCAGACAGTCTAAAAAATGGTGACATGATCCACGTTTGTAAGAAGAAACGTGATGGCATGGAGCTGCATGGCATCTATGAATATTCAGATGGCGTCATCACAAAGCAAGATGATTTTATGACTTATATGTCTGGAGGTTTACTATGAAAACAACACAGAAAATTAATAAACCCCTGATCCACTTAACGGCCTCAGAGGCTAACGCATTGATGGTCATGCTGGAGAGTGAAATAGAAACACTCTTTGATGATTTTGACCCCATAGCAGATTGGGAGTTCGCAGACTTGTACGCCTACAAGCTGTTGGCCTACAAAAAATATAAAGAATGGTATTTGGAGACCCAAAATGTTTAGCTTTGAAAAAACACCTCATGTTTGTGCCAGTTGTGGCAGTGATGAGTGGCATAGCAATCAAACTTTCCACAACAGACAAAAGTATTGGTTGCCTGATGAAATAGAATTTTGGTGTCACAAATGTGAAGTCGAAGTCGATGTGATGAAAAAAGAAGAATATGAAGAGGAGAAAGAAAATGGCGAAAGATCTTAAAGCTTTTGACCCCCAAAATGAAAAGGATGCTGAAATCTGCATGATTTGGATTGCGTTGAACAGTGTGGATTTCTGGGGCAATGAGGAGGCAGTCATAAATCACTACCACCTGCTGCGTAAGTATCGCACAAAAGTGGCGAAAATTACTGGCTGTCGTGCGGCAGACTTGCCTAAAAAATATCACAGTTCAGATATGCTGCCGCAGCTCGAAGAGCATCTCGAAAAAACAGGGGTGTTAAAAGGGTATTGGTACAAAAGATAAGGAGGCATCGTGATGAATAAAACAGTTTTAGTTGCTTCAGATGAAATGAGGCTCTGTAATGTTCTGAAAGCTATAAAAGACTTGGAACAGATTTTTCAAGTTTATGATAAAAATGTAACTGGTGAAGGGGAATATTCTGGAATTGGGATCTTATCCCCAACAAAAATTTATAACACTCTAGACGATTCGCTTCCGCACATAAGTGATGATGCAGAATTTGATAAAATCGAACGAATGAGAAAAGTGTTGAGGGCAATTTCTGAGCTGCGGGAAAGGTGGGCACTGACATGAAAAGTTTTTTAGTATCAGCAACAAAAGATGTTGGATATGAGACCATTGTAATTGCCGAAAGTGAAGAAGAGGCTTTTGAAAAGGCAAATTACAATCCTGATGAATTTGAATGGAAACGGACTGATGACGGGCACGACTTCACAATTGAAAGTAACGTCATTGAAGCTACAGAATTTCCTTATGAGGAAATAAGGGATTCTCACGGGGACTATTTCCTATCACTTGGTGCAGCTTTTGCCAAAATAGCAGACATGCAAAACGTGTTTATCTCAGACATGACAACCGAATGGAGAATGAGTGCTTTAAAACATATTTGGTCAGTCATCATCACAGACACTGAGGAAGGCGTTATGTGGACGTTTACTAATCCCGATCATTATGTGAATCGCGAGGGCTTTATCGTGACAAAGGAAGCCCGCCAGCATTACGATGAAGAATACAATGAAAAGGTCGAGCTGGAGGCTGCTGAATGATAATTTTTGCCAAGCTTTATTATTGGCTGCTCTATGGCAGCTCCGACATCGAAAAAGTAAAAAGTCGGTATGAATGGAAAAAGAAAAAATGATTTTTGCCCCTGCCATATTCTGGCAGGGGTTTTTTTTAAAAATTCAATTGACACTATATAAGACAAAGCTTATAACCATTACAGTTCAACTGTCATAATGGAGATTTACACATGACACATACTATTGAAAATGAAGGCTTCACATTACAGGCTCTTATGCGGAAAGTGCAGGATCAGGCGGCTAGGTCTCAGGACTTTTTAGTACCAACCGATCAGGCTTTTTATAAGACTTCAGAATATGCAGAAGATAAAAACATATCTGGCATAATTCTTGAGGGGCAGGGCGGTGAACCAACCCGTCATTTACAGGTAAATGATGTTGCTTTTGACCAGATAGCAACCCGTGCTGGAATAGACGTGCGGACTGCAAGGCGGCTGCAGGGCAGCTATCCTGAGCAGTGGGACGGATTGGTCAACGCCATATGGCAAAACGAGCCCGTCACCCGCATGATCAGAACGCATATGAATGATGAACGCTTCGGAATTGCCCGGGCTTTTGTTTCTGACAAGTTTAAGACTTTTGACAATGTGCACCTCATTGAAACTGTTTTGCCTGAGCTGATGGAATCAGAAGCTCAGTGGAAAATCCAAAATGCAGACATTACAGAAAAAAGGCTTTACGCCAGATTCAAATCTGAAACCATTTTGGGCGAAGGTGCGAATGTCGGTGACATCATGGCACTGGGAATCGGCATCAGCAATTCTGAAGTCGGTCAGGGCTCTATTCAAGTTTTTCAGATTAACTGGACACTGGCCTGCTTGAACGGGATGCAAACACAAAACAGGTCGCGCAGCTCGCACATTACGTCAGCTCGTGGTGATGATGACACATGGAGCATTCTATCTGATGAAGCAAAAAATGCAGATAATGCAGCATTGGGTCTGAAGCTGCGGGACATCACCCGCAACTATGCCAGCCGCGAATCTTTTGACGCTGTGCTTGAGCAGATGAAAGCTGCTGCAGGTGACGTGATAGAAGGGACTTACACGCAGGGCGCGGTAGAGCAGCTTGGCAAGGTGCTTGCGATTCCAAAAAAGCAAACTAGCACGATTTTTGACGGGCTTTTAAATACGATCGGACAGTCAGGCTATGAGCAGGGCCAGCCTATAAGCCGTGCAACCCTTATGAACGCTGTGACAGCTTGCGCGAATAATGCAGAAGCTGATCATGTCGACGATTGGCAACGGCTAGGCGGTGATGTTTTGAATATGAGCCCCGCCAACTGGGCCAGCGTGAGTCGGGCCAGCTTAGCAGCTTAACAGCAGCAGCCTAAACATTCAGAAAAGCCCGCTTATATTGGCGGGCTTTTTTATTTTTTGACATGGGTCATATATGGGCTTAATCTTATATCAATTGAAACAGTGCAATTAATGGAGATTCAAAAATGCACAAAATAACAGACTTTAAACCGCTTTTTAAAGTATCAGGCCGCAAGTTTTATGAACATCCAATTCACGGTGATGAAACTGGAGTCGTGATGGAATACGCGGGGAAATTTTGGCAGCTCGATGTTTACGACAAGCCCGATCAATATGAAACTGCAGATATTGTGGAATTGATTCAGGGCAATGTTTACACGCAGCTCGACCAGTATGGGCGGAGAATTGAGCAATGTTAAAGACAGTCGAAATAAGCAAAGCTAAAAAAACTAAGGGCTGCGCGGTGACATATAGGGCGGGCGATCAGTCTGTTTTTGACACTTGCCCAAAGAGCTGCAGCTTGAATCCTAGCGGCTGCGGGTCAGATATGCCTGATCTGGTTTACATGGCCTCAGTGTTAAATGCTAAGCCTCGCGCGGGTGAATCTATGACTTACTCTCACTTTCATCCAAAATGGTATAAAGAGCTGCTGAGCCCAGCTAAGACAGTGATTAACTTTTCTGCTGATTCTTTTCAGCAGGCCGTGCGGTGGATCAAACGGGGCCAGCCCGCCGTGTCTATTGTTGATGAATCATTTTGGCGCGAATCTAAGTCGTATAGATCAGGGGATTTTAACGGGACGACTCTTGTCAGATGTCCAGCCGAATATCTGGACAATTTCAGTTGTCTTGATTGCGGGGACGGTAAACCGTTATGTGCACGTGGCGATCGTAATTATCCCGTGATCTTTTCTGGTCATGGAGCTGGCAAGCGAGCTGCAGGACAGCTCGACGAGTCGGGCGGATGTTATGCTGCTTATCACAATGTACGCAGGCAATGGGAAGCGACTAAAGAATCGGATCAGCAGCTTAGCGATTCGGAGCAGCTCGATCAGTTTATGGGCCAGCTCAGCCCGCGAGCCGTAATTCGCCATCATATAGCTGGGGACATGGGAAGATCTCAAGGCAGGTCAAACGCGAGCTCAGTTGAAGCGAGCCAATATAAAAAGCCCAAATAAGCCTCACAATCAACGACTCCGGCCCGCCTATACGGCGGGCTTTTTTTTATGTTTTGTTAAAAATAGGCCCAATTTTGCGCGATTCTCGTTGAGCTCGTTGGTGATCGTCGTATGTTTACACGCTGATCAGCCTGAAAATCGCAGTTTTTAGCCAGTTTTTACGGGTTTTTGCCCTGAATCCGATCGAGCTGCACAAAAGATTCGAGGTGCAGCGCGTCGATTTTTCCCGCCAGTTACACTTATTCGCGTTAAACGTGAGTCTGGCCAGCTCGCTTGGTCATTCATTTATTCAATTAAAACAATCACCGGACTCAAAATGCCCGTTTTTAACGGGTTTTATGTTTATACAACCTATAATAATTCGATTCTCGTCCAGCTCGTGATCGATCGTCGTATGTTTACACGCTGATCAGGCTGAGATTCAAAGTTATAAGGGCATGGATCACTTGTCCGGTATATTCAGATAAAACTTGCCCAGCTCGACCGGCTGGCCCGCTTTAAAACTTACAAGCCGTGATCCGTGGCTCGTGATTCGGTATTTGGTAGCGTTATAACGTGGGCCAGCTGCCCTTAATCACGGCCCGCGCACAAAAAACCGTCGCGCAGCGCAAACGTTGCGGGGCCCGTCTAGACTTAATTTTTCTCAATAAAATCAATGACCGTCAAAAAAATGACGCGAAAAACGGCGGGTGGCGGCGTCGGCGACGACAAAGTCCAAGTTTTTCACAAACAATAGGTAAAAAAATGATATCATTATATAAAATATCGCATATAATAACTATGAAACCCCGTAAAGGAGGCTAGGATGTTTACCGTTTTAATTGTTTTGTGTATAGGACAAGACCCACAGTGCTTCAATATACGAGATTTGTGGGGCCCCTACACGTCCCTAAAGCGGTGTGAGCAACGATTAGAAGAGATGACATCAAATGTTGAACAGAACTTTTCTCCCGTTATCTTTTTTGAAAGAAAATGTATATTAAAAGAAGAAGTTGAGATGAAAGAAAAGGCATGAGTGAAGACGCAAGAGATAGAGCAGTCAAACTTCAGTTAAGATTAGCTCAACTAGACCGAATAGATTCTTGTCGCAATGACTTTCTAACATTTGTTCGTGCCATGTGGCCTGAGTTCATAGCAGGTGAACATCACAAAATCATTGCAGAGAAGTTTCAAAGGGTAGCCGACGGGTCCCTCAAGAGACTTATTATCAACATGGCCCCGCGACATACGAAGTCTGAGTTTGCTTCGAACTTTTTGCCTGCATGGTTTATAGGTCGCAATCCGAATATGAAAATAATACAGGCGACGCACACCACGGAGCTTGCAGTTGGCTTTGGTCGTAAGGTTAAAAACCTTTTGGACAGGGAAGATTACACAGAAATATTTCCTGAAGCCAAGCTTTCCGCCGACAGTAAAGCCTCTGGTCGTTGGGATACCGCCAGGGGAGGCACGTATTATGCTGTTGGCGTGGGGTCTAATCTCGCTGGTCGAGGGGGTGACCTTGTTATCATTGACGACCCGCACTCTGAACAGACTGCAATGTCCAATAACGGTTTTGATGATGCCTGGGATTGGTACACTGGGGGCCCCCGACAGAGACTACAGCCGGGTGGGTCTATCATTCTGGTTATGACACGGTGGTCTCAGAAGGATTTGACCGGGCAACTCATACGACAGATGAATAAAGACCCTAAAGCGGACCAGTGGGAGATAGTTGAGCTGCCTGCTTTGTTAGATGACGGGGACCCGACATGGCCTGAGTTTTGGTCAAAAGATGATTTAGAAAAGGTAAAAGCGTCCATCCCGCCCTCGAAATGGAATGCTCAGTACCAACAACGGCCCACGGGCGAAGAAAACGCCATCATACCACGAGAGTGGTGGCAACGATGGGAAAACGAAGATGTGCCCAATCTTGAGTATGTAATACAGAGCTATGATACTGCGTTTTCAAAGAAGGAGACGGCGGATTATTCTGCAATAACGACTTGGGGTGTATTCCGACCAGAAGAGGCTGGGGGCCCCAGAGGGTTGATTTTGCTGGACAGTAAGAAGGGGCGGTGGGATTTTCCTGAGTTAAAACAGATAGCTTGGGATCAATACAACTTCTGGGAGCCTGAAACAGTAATAATCGAGGCAAAAGCCTCTGGTATGCCTTTGACACATGAATTACGCAATATCGGCATTCCTGTAGTGAATTTTTCTCCGTCACGAGGTAATGACAAGGTTTCAAGAGTACATGCGGTTTCGCCTTTGTTTGAAGCAGGTATGGTGTATGCCCCTGATGAAACCTTTGCCGATGAGCTTATTGAAGAAGTTGCAGCGTTTCCAAATGGGGAGTATGATGACCTTGTTGACAGCATGACCCAAGCGTTAATGCGTTATCGGCAAGGTAACTTTGTATCGCTGCCCACGGACGATTGGGACATAGACGAAGATAAGCATACTCAGGTCCGCGCATATTATGGCTGAATCAAAATTTTCTTTAGTGCCGTCCCGAAGATACCCGGAAGGGTACGACCGTACAGGTGAGGGCATAGAGACTTTCAAAGGTCTTTTGCAAGGAATGGGGCCCGACCTTGTGGGCAGTTTTGCTGATATTGCAGGATTAGTAGGCGAAGGTGCTACTTCTTTACCTCCCGTCACACCAAATATTTTAATGCTTCAACAAATGCAGGGTCTAGATAAAATAGCGGGCTCTGAGGTTTTGGGGGAGAAAACTTTTGGCAAAGCCCCCACAGAGTTACGCCAAAAAATGCGGGATGATGCACGTCTCGTGGGGGGTGCTATAGGTTTGGGGGAGATAGCCACCGCTAAAGGAGCGGATCTTTTAAGTGACGGCATTGCAAGCTTCATAAAATACATGAAAAACAAAAATACTCCTGTCGCGGTCACACCTGAAGGACAGATAGTTCCCGTACCACGGTCCCCGGATCAGGATTTGCCTGACACGTCAAGGACAGAAATGATGGGCGGCGAAGAGGCGGCTAGAGCTTTTCCTGAAATCACAAAATCAAGAGAATTAGCTGAAAAGCTGTACAAGGCAAAAGAAGCTGATTTTGCAAACAAAGAAAATGTTTACTCTTTAGCGGATGACATTTTCAGAGAGACAAAAAAGCAAACAGGCTTTGGAACAGGGCCCTCTATTATATATGACGCAGACGGAAAACCAACCGTAACTTTTTACACTGAATTTGAAGCAGATCTTTCCGATATTAATTTTGGGACGGATGCCCCAATGGACAGCATTGTCCATGACATGTACGACTTTTTCGATTATGGATCTTTAGAGGGCGGGAATGTCATTACTTATTTAGACAATAACATGGGCCTTCCAACAGAGCCTGGCTTTGGAAAATTCTTTGACAGTCCTTTGTCAGAGCATTTGCCATCTGACCACCCTATTATGCAGGCATATGGGGATTTTATAAATCAATATGAACTTCGTATTTCTGAAACGACCCCAAATGGCGAACTAGGTCATTTTAATTCGTATGATAAACGCATTACAATAAGAGCAGATCAGCTTAATTCGAGTGACCCAGATCAATTTAGAAGCATCATGATTCATGAGTTACAGCATTTATTGCAAGATGTTGAAGGCTTACCTCAAGGGGGCATGGGTTTTACTCTGACTGATTATCAAAAAATTTCTGATGAGTTTGTAAAACGCCTAGATGAGGTTGACCGGAACATAAGAACGGGCCTTGACCAAGGAACCTACAATATTGGCAACTTATCGCAGGCAAACCCCCAAAGCGAAAATGGTAGAATTTATCAAGCTTTAAACATGGCTCGTGATGATATTCTTTCCAAAAATAATATGCCCATAAACATGCGGTCTCGTGCGATGGTTTATCCAGGTCCTATGGACCAAGGGGCTAAATTAGATCCTAATAATCTCGCTATGCGTGAAGAAGTTTTGGCTCGCGCTAAAGAAATAATGGCTAATAGATATCAAGGCGCGATACAAAAACAACAAAAAGTTATGAAAGCTTTGGGCATTACTGAAAACTCATACGATAATTATTTTAGAATAATGGGGGAAAAGGTTGCTCGAAGCTCTGAGGAAAGGGAGAAGTTGTTTGCGGAAATTCGTGAATTGGAAAGATCGCAACGAAAGGCTACTTCTCCTGCTGCATTAGAGAGAATAGAGGACCGATTATTTGAGCTCAGAGTGAGAGCTGAAACCGCTCCTATAGGAGTATTTGCCCCAGGCGGCTTTGACATGAAGGACGTTATCAAAGAAGTCGGCCCTATGGGGGTTCAGTACCCGACAGGTAAAGGCGGCATTCAGGGCATGGTTCCCAAAATTAATGAAGCTGCCCGCCGCCGTAAAGTTGAGACTTGGCACGGGGCGGGAACTGACTTTGATAAGTTTGATCTTCACTATGTAAAGACAGGTGAAGGAGCAAACATGTTTGGTCATGGTATTTATCTTTCGGATCTCCGTCAGGTGGGCGAAACATACAAACGGAATGTAGGTTTTCGTAAAGAGTTAGACCCTTTTGCTGAAGAAGACGATTTGAACATGACTGTTGGTCGGTTTAATTTAGAACGTGTAACGGACCCTGAGACAGGCAGACCCAAGCTTTTTGTTGAAGACAACGAAGAGTTAGGAGATTTGCTTGATGAATTGGTTTATGGCATTGGCGCAGACAATGCAAATACGAATTTGGCTAAGGGCTTTACAGATTATGCTTTTGATGACGGTAAAACTTTACGTTTGAAAAACGCAGTTCACGTTGATGAGAAGACGGGTGTGGAACGAGATGGTTTTGAGGTTATAGGTCTTGGACCTTCTGACGGTACGCTTATGCAAGTAGCTATGGACATCAACCCGCGCACCGAAATGATTGATTTTTATCGCCCAATGGAGGACCAGCACCCTGCTGTTCGTGAAAAGGTTTTAGCAATCGCTCGTAAGATTGGCGATGAGAAGTTGATTAAGGAGGTCGAGCGGGGGCGGGCTGACGGTCAGGGCGTTCTGTTGTCCATTGCCAAATTCTATGGTGGTTCGAGTTTAGATGACCCGCGTATTTCTGTTTTATTAAACAATAACGGCATTAAAGGAACCAAGTATTCAACTCGTGGTACGCGGTACGATAGGTTAGACCCCGAAGCAGACGATTTTAATTATGTTGTTTTTGATGCAGCCACTTTAGAGATTCTAAAGAAATACGGTTTTGCGGGGACCGTGGGCATTGGCACAGGGGCTGCGTTGACCGAAACACGGCCCACGGACCAGCCACAGGAGTTTGCAAAAGGCGGTCATGTAAAAGCAGGGATAGCCAAGTTTATACCTTTTATGCGTCAGGGGGGAGAAGTAGAATCTCGTGCTAATGAGTTTGCAGAGGCCGTCGAGAGTAACTTCCAAGCTAATTTATTACTTGATAATGCATCTCCAGAGGAACTAATTGAAGAATTTGGAATAGAGGGGTATGCCGCTCTTCTTCATGCTGCGGGCCGTTCTCAAAAAGAAGGTGCGGACCCAAATCGTTCAAGTAATGTATATTTTAGTTTACAGGGAAACCCTGAAAGACAAGGAAAATTATTTGATCTATATGAAGATTCTGACATGTTTTCCCCTCCTGCAACTGCAGAGGACCATCCTTTGCTTGCTTTAGATGTTTTGAGAGGGAGGAATACCCCTCCAAAGGCGAACCCAGCCGCAGGGCCGTCTCAAGAACTTTTAAATCTGCGACACTTAAAAAAGCTCTCTGACAGGGAATTAAGCAAAAATATAAAGAAGTTGAAACAAGGCGAAATGGATATTGAAGATGTTTTTACTAACATATTTAAATATTCGGGGCCTCAAATGGGAATGGCAAAAGGTGGTCCTGTAAAGGCTGGTATCGCACAATTTATCAAACATATGCAATAATGGAGGGATATGATATGATAGAGGAAGAGTTTGACGAAGAAGTCATCATGTTAAAAGCAGAAGGGTTTGATGAGGCAATCATTGGATCTGCTGAGAGGTGTGGACTTCCTGTGATGATTGCTTACGATTGGGATAAATGTGTGGATATATTGCGGACACGGGACGGTATGTCTTTAACAGAAGCGATAGAGTTCATGGATTTTAATGTGACAGGCGCATATATGGGCGAGGGAACACCTGTCTTTATAAAGGGTATGAGCCCGCGTTGCGATTGTGAGGTTGTAAATGGTTAGACCCCCTATTTCTCTGGTAGAGAATCAAAATCCACAGATAGAGCAAGAAGAATTGATGGCAGAGGTGGAGATTGAAGCCCCTGGCAGTCTTCAAATGCCTGTTGAAAGTGAGTTTGACATACAAATATCGGAGGATGGCGGGGCTATTGTAGACTTTGAACCGTCTACAGACATGCCTGACAGTGGTTTTTATGCCAATTTAGCAGAGGATTTAGACGATAGGGTCTTGGGTTCTCTTGCAAGTGAGCTTACATCAGACTTTGACGCTAACAAAGCAAGCAGACAGGATTGGGAAGATGCTTATGCAAACGGTTTGGAATTATTGGGATTCAATTATTCAGAAAGATCGGAGCCTTTCAGAGGTGCGTCAGGCGTCACGCATCCATTGTTGGCTGAAGCGGCAGTGCAATTCCAAGCTCAAGCGTTCAATGAGCTGCTGCCAGCGGGCGGACCAGTGCGTACTGCTATTGTCGGGTCAGCAGACGCAGCAAAGTCTGACCAAGCCCAGCGTGTAAAGGATTTTATGAACTTTTACATCACGAATGTGATGGAGGAGTACACCCCTGAGTTTGACCAGATGCTGTTCTACTTACCTTTAGCGGGTAGTACGTTCAAGAAAGTCTACTATGACGAGGGCATCGACAGGGCAGTAAGCAAATTTGTAGCTGCAGAGCATCTGGTGGTGCCTTATGAAACCGCTGATTTAGAAACTTGTCCCAATATCACGCATGTCGTGCGTATGAGCTTGAACGAATTGCGTAAAAAGCAGATTGGAGGCTTTTACAGGGACATACCTGTGCTGCCACAACAGGCCGTGGACGACGATTTAGAGTCAGAAATTGATAGAATTACTGGTCTTGAGCCGTCATCCGTGGATTATGACTGCACATTGCTTGAATGTCATGTCGATTTGGACCTCGAAGGGTACGAAGACAAGGGTCAGGACGGTGAACCGACAGGAATTAAGCTGCCATACATCGTAACTATCTCTCAAGACAACGGTCAGGTGCTGTCCATTCGCAGAAACTACCGCGAAAATGACCCAAACATGGAGAAAATCCAGTATTTTGTGCATTATAAGTTCCTTCCTGGCTTCGGTTTTTATGGATTGGGGCTTATTCACACTATTGGCGGTCTTTCAAGGACAGCGACTGCAGCTTTACGGCAATTGATAGATGCAGGGACGCTTTCCAACCTTCCAGCAGGCTTCAAAGCTCGTGGCCTACGGATTAGAGACGATGATGAGCCTCTGCAGCCGGGTGAATTTAGGGACGTAGACGCTCCTGGGGGTGCAATTCGTGATAGTTTAATGCCTTTGCCGTTCAAAGGCCCTGACGGCACATTATTTAACCTTTTAGGCTTTGTAGTTGACGCAGGCAGGCGATTCGCGACCATAACAGACCTTAAGGTAGGAGATGGCAACCAACAGGCTGCTGTGGGAACTACAATCGCCATGATGGAACAGGGCTCTCGTGTGATGAGCGCAGTTCATAAACGCTTACATTACGCGATGAAGTTAGAATTTAAGCTGCTTTCAAGGGTTATGGCAGAAAGTTTGCCGCCTGTTTACCCATATTCAATCGAAGGGGTAGACTCTGCAGTAAAGGCGCAGGATTTTGACGATCGGATTGACGTCATACCTGTGTCCAATCCAAATGTTTTCTCTCAAGCCCAGAGGATTGCTCTAGCTCAAACCAAAATGCAGCTTGCGTCACAGGCCCCACAGATACACAACATGTATGAGGTCTATCGGGACATGTACGAAGCGTTGGGTGTACGGGATATTGACAAATATTTGATGAATGAAGAGGCTCAACAGCCCGTGCCGAAAGACCCTGCACAAGAAAACCAAGAAGCACTTGACGGTAAGAAGATGCAGGCGTTTCCTGGGCAAAACCACGAGGCGCACATTATGGCTCACCTTGTCATGAGCGGGTCACCGCTTGTGGGGGCTAATCCAATGGTTGCCATGAACTTACAAAAGCACGTTTTCCAACATGTACAGATAGATGCAGTTGAAAGAGCTATGCGTGAGTCTGGCATGGAAGGACAACAGCAAATACCTCCTGAAGTCAAGATGGAGATTGATGCTTTGGCTGCAGTGTACATGGCTGAGGGGATGAAAGCTGTACAGGACATGGGTCGCCAGCTTTCGGGTAGTGCTCAACCAGACCCTGTCGTAGCATTGAAGCAACAGGAATTGCAGCTTGACGCGTTGGCAGAGCAGAATGACAAAGAACGGGAAGAGCGTGAGCTCAACCTTAAACAGGCTCAAATGATGGATAAATCTCGTCAGTTTGATGAGCGCATTAGAAGTCAAGAAGAGCAGACAGCCGCTAGAATACAGGCTGCTTTAGAAAGAGAACGCATGAAAGATAGGAGCGTACAATGAGTGTAGTAAAGATTGTAACAAACATCCCAACAGAGGCACCAAAGGCTAAACCTTTTGCAGAGATTGATGGGCAAGGTCGTGTGCCATACGGCGAGGCAAAAGAGGTGTCTGTACCGACAGCTATGAGTATCTCAAAAGTTCGCGGCATGGGCGCAGCAATTAAGGGCGGCAGCTATCATAGCTGCAAGTAAAATAAGAGGCGAAAATTTTAGCGGAACTGGCGGCTGCAAATGCGGCTTTTACAATTATCAAGAAGGCTGTCCAGAACACTGGGGATATTGCCAAAGCAGGAAAAGCTATTTCAGATTTTGTCATAGCCAAAGAGGAGCTGCAGCGAAAAGGTAATAAGAAAAAGAAGTCAGGGGTTCGCTCATCTGACCTTGAAGAGTTTATGGCTCTAGAAAGTATTCGCCAAAAAGAATTACAATTAAAGCAGATAATGATTTACACAGGAAGACCAGGGCTTTGGCAAGATTGGCAGAAATTTCAGGCAGATGCTAGAAAAGAACGCAGGGTGCGAGAAGAGCTGGCAAGACGCAGAAGGGCTGAACTTGCGGAAGCGATTGGTTTAGGTGCAGCAGGTCTTTTAGTCGCTTCAATGGTGGCAGGGCTTGTTGCTTGGGTAGCTTGGCTTAAAGGGATGTTTGACTAATGAGCGCAGAAGACGTAGCAAGAAAGCTTTTGGAACTTAAAATACTACCTCGATTTATGATGTTGTGCATGACAGGGGTGTACATAAGATGCATAGAGTGGGCACTTTCACAGCCAGATCTTACAACTCAACAGGCTTCGCTCATATCAGTGGTCACGGGGGCCATGACAGGCAGTCTGGCGGTATGGCTCAACTCAGAGAAGTAAATGCCAGCTAAGTTAAATGAAAATACTGAGGTAGCACTACCGTTACGCAACATCATATCTATGGTTGCAGCAGCGTCTCTTGCTACTTGGGCATATTTTGGAATTATAGAGCGGCTTAATCAGATTGAAACCAACATTACAATGATGGAATCTGATGTTGAACATAACACAGAGTTTAGAATAAAATGGCCCAGAGGAGAAATGGGTTCGCTCCCGGCAGATAGCGAACAGTTTATGTTAATTGAGCACCTAGCTTTGGAATTTGAAAAACTTCAATCTCAAATAGAGGACGGTAAAGCTCCTTATGACCAACAACAAAAGTTGACATTAGAGTTTTACGAAAAAAGAATAACAACAATAGAAGAAAATATAGAAAAGATGCGAAACAATGGTTGAGTTAACTTTTGTTTTATTGCTGGTTATGGGCGGGGAGAAAGTAGAATATACCCCGTACAAGTCACTTGGGGAGTGCCTTTCTGTGCGCCGAAAGATTAAACGTAATGTAGGTCACACCAACAATTTTGACCAAAAGTGGTCATGTAAAGAACTCAAAGTTATGATGTTAAACGGAGAGATTTTAGATTTTCTTGAGGAGTAAACCATGTTTCAAGCTCTTATTGGTCCTATTGCATCATTGGCAGGCTCATTTGTTGAGGGGCAAGTATCCAAGCAAAAGGCGAAAGCAACTCTTGCACAAACTGAAGCGGAGGCAAAAGCTGAAATAATGAAAACTGCAGCTACCCACGATTCGAAGTGGGAGTTGATAATGGCTGAGTCTACAAAATCGTCCATCAAGGATGAGATAGTCACGGTGATTATACTCATTCCATTGATACTAGTCTTCATTCCAGGCATGGAACAAATTGTGAAAAATGGTTTTGATCGTCTTAATGAATTACCAGAGTGGTATACGTATCTAGTTTTTCTTACAATATCCGCAGCTTTAGGCATCAAAGGAGTAGACAAGTTTAGGAAAAAATAGTAAATATCTCATATGGATGAGATAACTCTCGCACAATTCATATTGAAACTTGTTAGAGACCGCAAAGAAAACATTGTGGATGTTTTGGTTAATAATGAAGTGAAAGATATGGAGCACTACAGGCAGTTAATGGGAAACATTGATGGCCTGCAATATGTTGAACAGGAACTCAAGAGCCTGCTAGAGAAACAGGAGCTAATAGATGACTGATGCAGTCAAAGCTACAAATGAAGACAAACCGTCTTCCCCCTGGGTACATCCCTCAGAACGTGTGCTCGACCCTTCTAAAATTGATAAATCGCTATTAGATAGAATGCCAGATCCTACAGGCTGGCGTATACTGGTTCTCCCTTACAAGGGTAAAGGTAAAACGGAAGGAGGCGTTTTGCTTCCAGACCAGATATTAGCAAATCAAGAAATATCCACTCAGGTGGGTTATGTCCTTAAAGTAGGACCTCTTGCTTACGAAGATAAAGACAAGTTTCCTTTGGGCACTTGGTGCAACAAAGGAGATTGGGTTATTTTCGCAAGGTATGCGGGTTCTCGCTTTAAGATTGAAGGTGGCGAGGTTCGGATACTTAATGATGATGAAATTCTCGCTAAGATATCTGACCCTGAAGACATTTTACACGTTTGAGGAGCATCATGGAAAATCAAGAAAACAAACAATCAGAAGAAGCTTTAGCAGTTGAGCCAAGAGAAGAGGCCGTTGAAGTAGAGGTAGATGCTTCAACTTCAGACGATGCTGTTGAGGTTGTAGAACAAGCGGCTGCAGAAGAACCACAAGAGAAGCCCGTATCAGATTCTAAAAAACGCATTGATCGTCTGACAAAACTTCGCAGAGAAGCTGAACGTCGTGAACAAGATGCACTTCAGTATGCTCAAGGCGTGAAAAAAGAATTAGAAGAAACAAAAGCTAGATTGCAAAATCTAGACCAAGGGTTTGTTAGAGAATTTTCTAGTAGAGTTGAGGCAGAAATCGCGCAGGTTAAAAATGACTTGAGCCAAGCATTGTCTGTAGGAGACAGTGCTGCTGCAGTAGAAGCGCAAGAAAAGTTAGCAAAACTTGCTGTTTCTGCCGATAAGGCAGAAAACGCTCAAGCAGTGCAAAAACGCCGCCAAGAGCAGCCCGTTCAAGAGCAGCCTGCTCAGCAACAGCAAGCCGCACCCCGACCTGCTGATCCAAAAGCAGAAGAATGGGCAAACAGAAATGAATGGTTTGGTTCAGACAATACCATGACATATGCGGCTTTTGGTATTCATAGACAGCTTGTCGAGCAGGAAGGGTTTGACCCCAGCTCAGATGAGTATTATAATGAATTAGACAAACGAATTAAAACGGAGTTTCCGCATAAGTTTGACACAAATCAGTCACAGAGTAATCGACCCGTTCAGACGGTTGCTTCTGCATCTAGGACTGCTAACAAATCTGGACTCAAGAAGGTCAGTTTGACCCCATCTCAAGTTGCTATTGCAAAAAAATTAGGAGTTTCTCTTGAGGATTATGCAAGGCAAGTTGAATTACTAGGAAGGAGCTAGTGATGGCTGAAATTCAAGTTACAAAGAACGTAGGCGTTGATCGTAGCTCTCGTGCTAGTCAGACAAGGGAGAAAGAGACACGGCGTAAGCCTTGGGCTCCCCCGTCTATGCTAGACGCACCACCTGCGCCCGATGGATACAAACATCGTTGGGTTAGGGCCGAAGTTCGTGGATTTGACGATACGAAAAACATTTCTGCTCGTCTGCGCGAAGGATACGAACTGGTCCGCCAAGATGAGTACCCAGATTTCGAGGCACCCGTCGTTGAATCAGGTAAATATGCTGGTGTGTTTGGAGTTGGCGGATTAGTTCTCGCTCGTATTCCGTTAGAAACGGTAGCCGAAAGGAAAGCCTACTTTGATGGTAGGACTAAAGACCAGATGGATGCCGTGGACCACGATATGATGAGAGAAAATTCTCACTCTACGATGAGGATCGGCAATGCCGATCGTCAGTCGCGTGTAACCTTTGGCGGTCCTAAAAATTAGGACCTGATTGGAGAAAAAAATGGCAAACCAAGATACTGCTTTTGGTCTGCGTCCAATTGGCTTAACAGGTGCAGGTGCAAACACTACTGGTGTGACTCAATATGAGATCGCATCGAACAACACCAATGCAATCTTCCAAAACTCGCCAGTGATCCCACTGGCTGCGGGGGTTATTGACATTGTTGGTGCGGCAAACGGTGGTACAGTACCGGCCCTTGGGGTCTTGATGGGCGTTGAATATGTTGACAGCACTTCTAAGAAGACTGTTTTCAAAAACTATTGGCCTGGGTCCAATAATGTAAGCGTCGATACAAACTTTCCTGTGAAAGCTTTTGTAGCAGACAACCCTAATCAGTTGTTTATGATCGCCGCAGACGGCAGTTCAACTGATCGTGCAACTGCTCTATCAAACATTTTTGCGAATGTCTCTTTGGCAAATGGAACTTCTGGTTCAACTGCAACTGGTCGTTCTACTGCTGAAATGGACATTTCAACAGTTGCAACAACCGCTACCTTAATCATGCGTGTTGTCGGCCTTACAGGTGATGACGCAAATCTTGATTTTGATGCGGCAGGAGTGAACTACATTGTTCGCTTTAACTTCCACCATAATGCTCCATGCTCTAGCTCTGATTCTCAGACTACAGCGGCAAGCACTGGCATATAAGGGGGACATAGATAATGGCTATTTCTCGCGCACAACTAGCTAAAGAGCTAGAGCCAGGTTTGAACGCACTGTTCGGTCTGGAATACAACCGCTATGAAAACGAACATGCAGAGATTTTTGAAGAAGAAACCTCTGATCGGGCGTTTGAAGAGGAAGTGATGCTTGGTGGGTTTTCCACAGCACCTGTCAAAGGTGAGGGCACTGCCGTCACATTTGATGATGCACAGGAAACTTACACAGCACGTTATACACATGAGACTATTGCTCTTGCTTTTTCAATTACTGAAGAGGCTATTGAGGATAATCTGTATGACCGCCTTGCATCTCGTTATACAAAAGCTCTTGCTCGTTCAATGGCTCAGACAAAGCAAATTAAAGCTGCGTCGATCTTGAACAACGCATTTAGCACAGGCTCACCAATTGGTGACGGTGCAGCTCTTTGTTCTAACGCACACCCATCATTGTCAGGCAATCAATCAAACATTTTGGCAACAGCCGCTGACCTCAACGAGACTTCTCTTGAGCAGATGTTGATTGATATTGCAGGCTTTACAGATGAACGTGGGCTGAAAGTTGCTGTACGCGGCACTAAACTGATTATTCCAAAAGAACTACAGTTTATTGCAGAACGTGTGCTCAACTCAAATCTGCGTCCAGGTACAGCCGACAATGATGCAAACGCAATGAAGAACATGGGTATGTTGCCTGAAGGGGCAGTGGTTAACCACTTCCTGACAGATACAGACGCATTCTTCATTAAAACAGATGCACCTAACGGATTTAAAATGTTTAATCGTTCACCAATCAAGACTGCTCTTGAAGGCGATTTTGATACAGGGAACACACGTTTTAAAGCTCGTGAGCGTTACAGCTTTGGTGTTTCTGATTGGCGTTGTGTCTTTGCAACACCAGGGGCGTAAAACAGTTTCTTTTTGAAACACACAAGGGCGGCTTCCATGTCGCCCTTTTTTATTGTATAATTAGGTATCCCTGACAGCCGCATGGGGCGGCTGACACTAGCCACGACAGGAGATCAAATTGGCTTCTACTTTTTCCGGTCCCGTCCGCTCAGAAAACGGATTTGCAAGTCTTGTTGGAGGAAAAGATAATCCAACAAATACCATAACACTTTCAACATATAGTACTTCTATCACAATTGCAGCTTCAGGCACTGCTCATAAAGAATCTTCAATTGGTATTCCAGCCAACTTTATTCCTATGGGCGTTGCTATTACAGTCACAAGTGCTGCAGCTAATAATGTGAACTTGGTTGATATTGGAACAGATACTGACACAGATGGATATGTTGATGGGATTTCTGTTGCGATTAATTCCACAGGTTTCAAAGGATTTTTCCCTTGTAACGGTGTTTTAGGCATGTCCGGTGGAACTACCACTGCAGCAGACACAACTGCAGATGAGGTAGAACTGGTTATTTCAGGAACAGCAGGCGCAGGTGGCGTTGTTGCTCTAAGGTTCTTCGGAATTTCCTCTGACGCTTCAACATCTTAATAGGAGGCGGACATGGCTGATTCTGATGTAAGGTCAAAGCGAATAACAGGCACAGGATCTTTGGCTGTTGGTCCCGCTCGTATTCGTCAGATACAGTTAAAAACCGGATCTGGAACTCCGCGTCTTACTATTACTGATGCAAGTGGCGGTTCAACTGTTTTAGATTTGGATTTTAGTGCGTCGACGACTCATTCTGTTAACATACCTGCGGAGGGTATTCGTGTAAGTGATATATTTGTAAGCACTCTTACAAATATCACTGCAGCTACAATATTCTTCAACTGACGAGAATGTAATGGCAGAGCGTAAAAAAGATAAAATGCCTGCTCGTAATAAGAAAAATTTCCGTCCCACAAAAGCTGGGGCGGGAATGACCAAGGCAGGTGTGGCTGCGTACAGAAGAGCTAATCCTGGATCCAAATTAAAGACTGCCGTTACAGGAAAAGTAAAAAAGGGCTCGAAAGACGCAAAACGTCGCAAATCCTTCTGTGCTCGTAGCGCAGGACAAATGAAAAAGTTTCCCAAAGCTGCAAAAAATCCAAACAGTCGCTTACGTCAAGCTCGTCGGAGATGGAAATGTTGAACATAAGCACATTGATTAGTGGAGCAAGTTTGGCTTTTATAGGTTGGATTGCTTTTTCTGTCGTTGAATTAAAGACAGAAACCGCAGTGATTTCAGTCAAAGTTGATCAAAATCATAAGCTTTTAGCTGAATTGTGGGATTTTTATCTGCAGGAGAGGGTAAATGACGATATCGCGTGGACAACTCGCAAACCAAATATCCAAGCCCCCGATGAAAGGTCGTAAAAAAATGAAAGGCAATCCTACGCCAAAAGGTTTAACTTACTTCCGAAAAGGAGGTGCAGCTTCAAAAAAATCAAAAGGTAGTAAAATATGCCCAGAGGGCAAAGCTTGGGCAAAGCGCACTTTTGATACATATCCAAGCGCATATGCAAACCTGGCTGCATCAAAGTATTGTAAAGACCCTAATTATGCCAAAAAATCAAAAGGCGGTAAACGAAGGGGCAGATAATGGGAGAGTTAAAGAAATGGTTAAATCAAAATTGGGTTCGGATTGGTACTGATGGAAGCATTAAGGGTAAATGTGGGACATCCAAAGACAAGAAAAACCCAGACCGCTGCCTACCAGCTTCAAAAGCTAGAAGCCTCTCAAAAACTGAAAGAGCGTCTACAGCAAGAAAGAAAAAGAGAGCGGGAGCAAAAGGCAAGACAGTGGTATCTAATACAAAACGAGCAAAAGTTACAAAGCTCGCAGATGGAGGCCCCGTCAAGCGTCCTTTTCGGGGTAAAAAGGTGGCTGGCACGGCTGTTGCTAGGGGATGCGGCGCAGTGATGAATGGCAGAAGAAAAAGAACAAGTGGGTCTGTAGTGCAATTTTGAGGTTCTAATGGATTTTGCAACCGAAGAAGCTATCAAAGTTGAAATGAGAAATTGGTCCGCTCATGCGTTAGAAATTCCGAATGAGTATTATAACAACATGCCTGCTTGCCCCTATGCAAAAAAAGCTTGGGCCACAGATAAAGTAGGTTTTTCTTTCAAATATGACCAAGATTGGCAGACACTTTATACACTGATTTCTACTTGGGATGATAGTAAAGACGTTGTCATTCTGATTGATTTTTGTCCCCTTCCTCTTGATGAAATGGACGAATATCTTGATAAGATTAATCACGCCATATCTCAAGGTATGTTCATCAACAAAGATATGTTTTTAATGGGTTTTCATCCAGAGGATGAAGGCAATGAATTGTTGGATAATGAGTTTGAATCGACTGTTGAAACACCATATGGTATGGTGTTCTTGCAGAGACTTTCAAAGTTGCAGGAAGCCTCTGACGCCCTTAGAGTAAAGGGGTATTATAAAATTGCTCAGCAATATTATGATGCAGATTTTTTGTACAAGCAACGTCAAGACTTTTACAGGAGACTGAAAAGTGAAAAAAGCTAAGAAAATGATGCGTGGTGGCGCAGCAAAAGCGAAAAAGAAGCCTGCTTTTATGAGAGGTGGGGGCATGGCAAAGGCTAAACCAGCAATGATGCGTGGTGGCGGCAAGGCAAAAAAGATGATGCGTAAGGGCGGCAGAGTTAAAAAGTAATGACGACATCTGGTTCAAAAAACTTTGAGCTTCAAGTCGATGATTATATCGAAGAAGCTTTTGAGCGGTGTGGGCTCGAATTTAAGACGGGATACGATGCTCGCACCGCAAAGCGATCGCTCAATCTGCTTCTAGCAGATTGGGCAAATCGTGGTTTGAACCAATGGACCATCAAACAACGGTCTTTGACGCTTACTCAAGGCACTGCCTCATATGATTTAGCTGCGGATGTAATAGATGTTTTATCTGCAGTATGTCGTAGAACCGGGTCAGATACTGTATTGAACCGCATAAGCAGGCAAGATTACCTTGTCTTGCCAGATAAAACCCAACAAGGCAGGCCAAGTCAATTTTTCTTAGACAGACAAGTGACGCCGAAGATTTTTTTGTACAATGCTCCTGAAAATGCAACGGACACAATTATTTATGACGCTCTTGTTCGGATGGATGATGCAGATCAATTAGATAATACCCTCGATTTGCCCTTTCGATTTTACCCTTGTTTAGCCGCAGGTCTTGCTTATTACGTCGCAATAAAACGTGCACCTGATAGAATACAACTTCTTAAAGCAATTTATGATGAAGAATTTGAAAGAGCTAGGGCAGAAGACCGTGATCGCTCTTCCTTCAACATCTCCCCTAATTATCAATACTTGAGGGTAAACTAATGCCTTCTTTTGCAACGGGGAAAAAAGCTTATTTTATTTCAGATAGGTCTGGATTTAGATACCCATATTCGTCGATGAAAATTGAATGGACAGGAGCAGCCGTAGGACCTGACGAATTTGAACCAAAACATCCTCAGCTTAATCCTCGCAGACATGCAGCGGACCCTCAGGGGTTGAGGTTAGCAAAAGTTGACCGCACAGAACCTTCGGTAATTCAATTACTTAGGCCAAATTGTTTTCAAAGTGGTTCATCTGGGTCTTCGGTAATTACTGTGACAGAGCCGTCTCATGGGAGAAGCACTTCTGATTCAGTAAGATTCAGAAAAGTAAATGGTTTTGATGGCTTTACAAAAGCAACACTTGAGTTGTCTTCAGGATACAACATCACCGTTATTGATGAAAATACTTACACAATCACAATTTCTGGAGAGTCGGCTACAGTTGGGGGCATACGAGGCGGAGGTGAATTTTCAACAGTTGACACGGGCACAAGCGTTGCTCCTTCTCCTGGGTCTACTTTTGATAACACCAATGTAAAACTTGACTCAACAACGAGGACTTTTGACGAGGGTTAAATGGCAAAACAAACTGTAGGAATTGGCTCTGCTGCAAATGACGGCACTGGTGATACCCTTCGTGCGGGTGCAGATAAAATTAATGATAATTTTACTGAAATTTACAATGCTCTGGGCAATGGGACTACACTGACAGACATTATAAATACTGCGGGCTTGTTAGACGTAAGTGCTGGGGCTAATAAAATAGTTTTTTACTACGGTGCTTTGACTGATTTACCAAGTGCATCAACCTATCATGGTGCGGTTGCTCATGTTCACGCAACGGGTGGTTTGTATTTTGCTCATGGGGGCAATTGGATACGACTAAATGATGAAGTTAGCGGCCCAACAACCACATACACAACAACAGCAGCCACAGGCTCTGCTTACACCTTTTCTGGTCCAGGTGCTACTGCTGGTAACAATCCTAACTTTACCTTTTACAAAGGTCATACTTATTTAATTGACAATACTTCTTACGTCGGTAGCCACCCTTTGCAAATACGAACTTCTGCGGGAGGTTCTGCTTTTACGACAGGAGTTACGGATAATTACAACAGCACTACCGGATTAACTCAATTTATTGTGCCACACGAGCCCAGTGATACTTCATTGGTGTATCAGTGCACTGTTCACGGCAGCATGGTTGGAAACATAACAATAGTATAGTGAGCAGGTAACATGTCATTTACATACGCACAACTTAAACAGGCAATACAAGATTTTACAGATAATAGTGAAACATCTTTTGTCACAAATTTGCCTCTTTTTGTTCGTGGCGCAGAAGATCGTATCTTTACACTTGTTGATCTTGAGTTGTTTAGAAAAAATGCAACTTCTGCGCTATCAAATGGCGACCCTTTTTTAAGTTGCCCAAATGACTATCTTGCTCCGTTTTCTTTGCAAATAACAACCGCTGGAAGCCAAGACTTCCTACTGTTCAAAGATGTAAATTTTGTCCAACAATATAATTTAGATAAAGGCGTGAATGGCACCCCAAAATACTATGGCATTTATGACATAGACAATTTTATTGTAGGGCCAACACCTGATAGTAATTACACTGTTGAATTGCATTACTACTATCGCCCAGCAAGTATAACTGCAGGAGCAGATTCTGCAACATCTTGGTTGGGGGAGAACGCCCCCAACGCCTTGCTTTACGGTTCACTTGTCGAAGCGTATACTTACATGAAGGGCGAACAGGATATGATGCAACTTTATGAACAAAGATTTGGGCAAGAGTTAATGCGACTTAAAGATTTAGCAGAGGCTAGAGAAAATTCAGACGCATATCGTAGAGGTTTACCAGATCAGCCAAGGACTTAGGAGTAACAAATGGCAACAAGTAACGCAGCAACCACGTATCTTGAGCATCGACTGCTCAATTTTATTTTTAAAAACAACGCAGCTATTGGTGGCGTAACCTTTGCCTCACCAGGTGATAGCATTTATGTTGGTCTTGCAACGGCTGTTTCTGACGCAGAAGCTGGCTCTTTAACTGAAGCTAATTTCGGCAGCTATGCAAGAGTTCAAATTACTGCGGCAAATTGGACTTTAGCAAGTTCAAGCACAGATCAACAGACAATAAAAAACACCAACAACTTTGAGTTCCCGGCATCGACTGGAACGAGCAATACTGTGACACATGCATTTATTGCAGATGCAGCTACTAGTGGGAATATATTGTTTATTGGTGCGTTAGATGCTTCAAAAACAATCGCCACAGGTGATGTTTTCCGTATTAACTCAAACAACTTAACTATTGAATTAAAGTAATGGCTCTTGTTCTGAAAGATCGTATTAAAGAAACCACAACTACCACTGGCACAGGCACTTATACGCTTGCTGGTGCAGTAGGTGGTTTTGAAGCTTTCAGTCAAATAGGTAATTCAAATACTACATACTATTGCTGTACAGACGGAACTGACTTTGAGATAGGTATCGGCACCTACACTGCATCTGGTACAACCTTGGCCCGTACTACAATTTTGCAGTCCAGTAATTCTGATAACGCTGTTAGTTGGTCATCAGGCACTCGCACCATCTTCTGTACGTTGCCAGCAGAGAAGATGATTTTTAACAATGCGAGTAATGTAGCGCAGAATTTTACAGAGCAAGACCCGAATGCGTTGGCATTCGCAATAGCGTTAGGATAGTGACATGGCAAATGCGTTTAAGACTTTCACAGATACGGCGGTAGGAACTGGAAACGCAGATGTCTACACCTGCCCGTCCGCTACTGAAACAACAATTATTGGCTTGAATATTGCCAACATCCTAACTGTTTCTATCACGGTAAACGTACAGCTAATCAATAACGATGGCGACAATGTGCATATTGTGAAGTCAGCTATTGTTCCTGTTGGCTCGTCACTGGTAGCAGTTGGTGGTGATCAGAAGATTGTGATGAATGCTTCCGATATCTTGAGGATAACAGCAAGCCAAGCGTCAGCGGCGGATGTTACACTGTCTGTGCTGGAGATTACTTGATGGCATTAAGTACGATAGGTGCAAATCAATTATCTGCTGGTCCTGTTTTGCAAGTGGTATCAAGTGTATCAACTGATGTTGTAAGCACGGATACCGCAACCTTTGCTGATATTCCGTTTGCAACTGCAACAATTACCCCAAGAGCAACAAGTAGTAAAATATTAATTCAGTATTCAATAGGTATGATGGGTAGCACTAATGCCAATGTTGGATGCCTTATGAAGCTTTTAAGAGATAGTACGGAGGTTGGACAAGGGTCTGGCGCAGACACTATTAATGTATTTAATCAACATTACTATGCCAATACTGCTTTTTACGCCCCAAGAAGCCATTTGTTTATTGATAGCCCTAATTCTACCAGCGCATTAGTTTATAAGTTGCAATGGCGTGTGGTCACAGCAGGTAGCACAACATGGTACATAAATAGGCGAGGTTCTAATAATTATTCTCGCGCTTCATCAACTTTTTATGTAATGGAAATAGCTGGCTAATGGCATACATAGGCGCACAACCAAATAAGCAGTTAACGAAGACAACGAGTCAGTCCTTCAATGGCACAGGTTCGGCGACTGCGTTCACACTTAATCGCGCCGTGAACACTGGTGAAGAGCTTGAGGTATTTGTTGACAACGTGCAGCAGGAGCCTGGGGTGGGTAAGTCATACACAGCCACAGGAACCACCCTGACGTTTGATGAAGCCCCGCCATTCGGCACAGGCAACGTGTACGTTATCTATCGCGGTCAGGCAGAAGTAACAACACGGCTAGAAGCACCAGACCTTTCTATTACAACTGCAAAGTTAAGTGATGACAGTGTGACAGAAGCCAAGTTAGCCAATAGCCTTGATATGCAAAACATTACTTTGAAGGGCGGCACAACAGATGCGCTGACTATTGACAGCAGTGGCCGCACTCGTATTCACCAAAACAACACTGCTACTGTTTCAGCCCCAGCTTCAGGTTCTTTAGTATTGTCGGGTATTCCTGATTGGGCAAATAAAATTACTCTTATTACTGATGGTCTTAGCCCAGATACAACAAATGGCTTTGTAAGAATTAGAGTCACTGTTGGGGGTTCTGCGGTTACAACATCTGTTTACAAATACACAGAATCCCGTTGGACAAATGCAAGTACAGCAGACCTCGAAAATAATGGTTCTGGTATTAATTATATTGAAACTGTCGGTTTTAATAGCGCAAACAATTCATTTGATTATATGTTCACTTTTTATAGAGTGGATGATTATGTTTATAAGTTTCATGGTAATCAATTTAATCAATATTTTAGTGAATATGCTTTTCTTTATGCGGGAACGATAACTACTACTGCGGCTATAGATGGGTTTGATATTGTTACCGCCACAGGAAATTTTGACGCTGGAAAAGCTAGAGCGTTTTGGGAATAGGAGTTTGAAGTGCCATTATCTAAAATACTCTCAACAGGTATTAGAAATCTTGCGATGAACGGCGCAATGCAGATTGCTCAAAGAGCACGTTCTGGCACAGGGCTAGGCACAGATACAGCCGCTGTATTCGTTGTAGATAGAACATTTACTGCAAGTGATAGTGCAGGGCGATACACGGCATCTCAAAACACTGTTACAGATTTGGCTGGCTTCACAAAATCATTGAAACTAGAATGTACAACTGCTGATACCAGTATCGCGGCTGGTGAATACTTTCTTCTTCAACATAGATGGGAGGGGCGAGATTTACAGCATTTAAAAAAGGGCACATCTGACGCAGAAACATTAACGCTTTCTTTTTATGTTAAGGGAAATGCGGCGGCAACTTATACTGCGGAGTTGTATGATTATGATAACAACAGAACATTTAGCCAAAGATTTAATGTAACGACTTCATGGAATCGTATATCTTTAACTTATGCAGGAGATACGACAGGCACTTATGATAATGACAGTGCGCTTAGTTTAATACTTCTTATTTGGCTTCACTCTGGGTCTACTTACAATTCTGGTACACAAAACAGTGGATGGGCAGCTGTAGCCCAAGACACTAGAGCAAACTCAAGTGATACATCTTTTTTTGATAGTACATCTAGAACTTTTGAAATTACAGGACTTCAGCTTGAAATTGGAGACGTAGCTACTGATTTTGAACACAGGTCATTTGAAGATGAGTTGCGTAGATGCAAAAGATATTTTCAAAAGTCTTTTGCCTATGACACTGCACCAGCGAATGATATCGCGGGTGTAAGAACTTCAGAGATGCCCCCTAGTGATAGTATCAGTTACGCAGGGGCTATAGTCTATTTAGAAAAAACAATGAGAGCGACTCCTACCTGTCAGGCTTACAACCCTCAAGCCGCCCCCGCTAATTCTGGGGCATACGTTAATGATTTAGTGAATGGCTCAGTGACAACTGAGTATGCAGTTTCTTCTGTCAGTGCATCATCATCAAAGTTAAGATTTTTTCTCACTACCGCTCCAACAATCGGCGGTAACCCATATGGTTGCAACTGGACAGCTCAAGCGGAGTTATAAATGGATATTCAATCAGCGAAATATGGTGCAAATGAAGGTGAAAATGTTTGCGTCGTTGTAACAAATAGCAAGGGTGAAAAGATTTTCGTGCCTCTTGACCCAGATAACACAGATTATTCATACATTCTTGAGTGGGCAAAAGAAGATGGCAATACAATACAGGACGCTGATTAATGGCATATATAGGCATTGATCCAAATGTAGGCGATATAACCTTTCAAAGGTTTACTGGCAACGGAAATGACACAGCGTTTACGTTAGCGCAAAGCGTTGTTAGTGGCGAGGCATTAATTGTAACAATCGGTAACGTAGTGCAAGAGCCGGGAATAGGCAAAGCATATACCGCGCAAGGAACAACATTAACCTTCTCTGCCGCACCAGCTAATGGCGATGTAATTACCGTGCGCTTTTTTGGTCGTGCCGTAGACCAGCCCACCAGCTTTGCAATGCAGTTGTTTAAGTACACAGCAACAGCAAATCAAACCGCGTTTACAGGCGCAGATGCTAACGGTGCGATACTGGCTTTTTCTGGTAACGATGTAGACGTATATCTAAACGGTGTACATCTTGACAGTTCAGACTTTACCGCCAGTAACGGAGATACAATTACACTAGCATCTGGTGCGACTGTTAACGATGAGTTGGTCATCCGCGCCTTCCGTGCTTTTACAGTTACTGATACAGTTAGCAAGTCTAGTGGTGGTACATTTGCGGGTGAGATTACAGCCACACAATTTCAAACAACTAACACCACGGTTGACACCGCTGTATTTCGCACCAATGGACAAAGTGTGAGTGAAAATACTACAATAGCATCAACCAAAAACGCATTAGCGATTGGTCCGCTGACCATAAGTTCATCAACTACAATTACCGTTAATGGTAATCTGACAATACTGTGAGGCACAGATGGCTTCTATATTAAATGTAGACCAGATAAAAAATGCGTCAGGCACAAGTGCTATAACAATTAATAGCAGTGGTCTTGTTATACCTAAAGCTGTAGCCTTTCAAGTTGAAGCTACCGACACAGACCAAAGTTATACAGCAAGTGCTTTTGCAAAAATAACTTGGGAAACAGTTACATTAGATACTGGAAGTTATTGGGACACTACAAATCATAGATATACGCCACAAGTTGCTGGTTGGTATTTATTTGGTGGTACAATAAGAGTTCAATTTCCTAGCACTGTAGCTTTTGTTGCTTTTAACATATCAAAAAACGGCGGCACAAATGATGGAATAGCTTTACCATTACAAATTCAAGCTGGTTCAGATACTTTTTCTAATGGCGAATATCCACTTCCTACTGGAATGATTCAGCTAAACGGTTCTAGCGATTATGTTGAGGCATATATGCAATCTGATGAAGGCGCAACTATTCACGACCCCACCACTAGAAAGTCATATTTCTGGGGGCATCTTGTTCACGCAACTTAGAGAAAACAATGTCAACATTATTCGTAGATACAATAAATGAGAAGACCACAAACAACGGGGTAGAGATTCCGGGTCATGTTATCAATGTTCAGTCTGTAAAGTTTAGTGGTACTCAATCTTCAACCAGTAGTTCATTTACAGATGTTACAGATTTAAGCATAACTATGACACCAAAATCATCTAGTTCTAAATTTTATGTATCTTGTAATATTGCTGTAGGTACTGACCAATATTTTGTTTATCTTAGATTGGTAAGAAATGGAGTAGCTTTACTAACCCCTGACGACACAGGTAGCAATAGAAGTACGTCTCATTTTAGTTATGCATCTAGTGTTGTTGGCGGGAGTGCTTATATAATTTTGCATCTTCCAGCGCAACATCTTGATTCACCTAATACTACATCTGCTGTTACTTATAAAGTTCAATTTGCTAAAAGGTCAGATTCTGGTTCTCAAGTAGCTTATATTAATAGAAGCCATAGAAATTTAGATTATTCAGGCGGCTATGATGCTAATGGTGTATCAACACTTACTGTTATGGAGATTGGCGGATGACTAGCATATTAAAAGTCACTGAAATCCAAGACCCAACAAACTCAAACACTGCACTAACGATTGACAGCAGTGGTAGGGTTTCAAGACCTGTTATTCCTTTTGCTTTTGTGGGTTTCCCTGGAACTGATAGTTATGTAGCAAAAACAGCTAATACGATAGTTGATTTTTCTTACGCTTTTGTTAATGACGGTAATCATTATGACACCTCTACATATAAATTTACTTGTCCAGTAGCTGGACTTTATAGAGTAGAACTTTCAACCTTATCGCAAAGTGTTGATCAAGTGCAGGCTTGGCTTTTTTATAGAGAGACGGGCGGCTCTGCAACTGCTCTTGGTAGGGTTTATACTCAAAATAGGTCAGTTCAAGGTAGTATGACCATAAAATGTTCTGCAAATGATAAACTATATTTACAGCAAAACAATAATATTAGTTATTATCAAACTACAGATGTTCCCTATAACTGGGCAACATATACGTTTATAGGGTAAATTATGGCATCAGTATCAGAAGCAATTTTAGCATTAGACCCAAACTGCCAGTTCGTACTGTACGGTGAGCCTACGAGCGCACAATCTTTTGATAAATGCTTTCGCCTTGTAATTGGTGTTGACGAAAGCGGGTCAGCAATTTTAGAAACTGACCCTAAAGTTTGGCAAGATAACGGTATTACTTGGGCTTTAGTAGACAGAGAGCTAACGAACTTAAATAATGCTGAACCATTAAAGCTATTGCGCGAAGAGCGTAATCGCCGTATCGCTGAAACAGATTGGTGGGCATCGTCTGACCTTACTATGTCCGCAGAACGCACAGCCTATCGTCAAGCACTGCGAGATATAACTAAAACATTCTCATCACTTGACGATGTGGTGTGGCCTGATAAGCCGGAGTAAGCTATGAGTAATGCCCGTAATCTTGCTAATCTGTTAGGCACAAGCACTACAGTTCCGTCTTCTAAACAGCCTGCTGGTTCTGTTCTTCAGGTAGTTAGTACGACTAAAACTGACGTAGCTAGCTTTACTTCATCAAATACAAACACTTTTGTTGACATAAGCGGTATGTCTGTAAGCATTACACCAACTTCATCAAGCAATAAAATACTTGTTATATTTTCTTGTAATATTTCGCAAAGTACTACTGCAACAGCACATATTCGACTAGTAAGGGGTAGTACTGCAATTTCGGTGGGGGATAGTTCTGGAAATAGGTTTGGGTCAACTAGTGTGCTCCGATCACAGGCAGATCCATATAATTTTGAAATGGGAGAACTTAGTGGAATGTTTTTAGATTCTCCTGCGACAACATCAGCTACGACTTACAAGATGCAAGGCACTTTAGGTTCTACTTATAACGGAACATTTTATTTAAATAGGACAAAGAATGACGCTGATGCCGACTATGGGTCAAGAGGTGTGTCGTCAATTACAGTCATGGAAATAGCTGGATAATGTTTGGTTCTCAGGCAATATCTGAAAACAGTATTGCTACGGACGGCGTTGTGCTTTTTGGAAGCCAAACGCTTGACGCAAATTTTACACAGTCTACAAACCTGTCTGGCATTTTTCTTGGGAGCATGACTGTTGATGCTTTTTTCTCCAAGCTTACAGCAGCGTCAGGGATACTTGTCGCTGAAATTGATATTTCTTCAAACTTCACTCAAACCACAGATGGTGTGCGTTTTGCTATAACTTCTGCTTCACTAGACGCTCAGTTTGACCAAACTACTGTTGCTAACTTTATCGCCTCTGGAGTTGCGGCAATAGACGCAAACTTCACACAGACCACCACACAAACCCTGATAGCTGTAGGTGTCGCTCAGTTAGATGCAAACTTCACACAGACCACAGCATCTAATGTGTTGTTAGATCTTATAAGCACACAAGATTTTGAGTTTGAGATAGACCCATTAGGAGGATTGTTGACTCTTGCTACAGTTGATATGGACTCACAATTTGACTTATCATCTCTGGGTGGTCTTTTAATAATCTACCCTGGCGCAGGCGAAGGGCCGATAGAAATTAACAGTGTATTTGTGATAACAGCAAATGGTGATATACTGTGGGAGCAAATTGATGCGGGTGCAACATCAGAAAACTGGACACAAGTCACACACACTGGCGATACCTGGACTCAAATAAACGCAGGAACGTCGTCTGAAACATGGACAAACAAGGTGGTATAAATGGCAAGTACCTATACTTCCAATTCTGGCATAGAGCAACCTGGTTCTGGTGAACAGGCAGGTGCTTGGGGTTCGACTGTTAATCGGAATTTCGACATTCTTGACCGTATTACTGGCGGCGTTGGTGAAATAACATTGTCGGGAACAACTCATACCCTAACCACCACAGACGGTCAGCTTTCTGAGGGACACTATAAAGTGTTAATTTTGGGCGGTACGCCATCCGGTGCAAATACCATTACCATCAGCCCTAATGACCAACAAAAATTGTTTTTTGTACAAAATAACTCTGGTCAGAACGCTATTTTTTCACAAGGCGGTGGCGCAAACGCAACTGTCAACAACGGTGAATCTGCGATTATTTACGCTGATGGTAAAGGAACTGGTGCAGCAGTGGCAGATTTTACAAGTGTTTTGGCTGCACCAACAGATTTAGTAAATGACACCTCCCCTCAACTTGGCGGTGATTTAGACGCAAATAGCAACGATATTCTGATGGGTAATCAGTCCATAAAATTTGGTACAAGTAAGTGGGAAATTGTACTGGATACAGGGGATAATGATTTGTTGTTCAAATATAATAGCACAACAGTATTTAAATTATCCAGCACAGGAGCCGTAGTCGCTTCTGACAATGTTACAGCTTTTGGATCACCATAATGGCTCTACCAGCATCTGGAAACGCTATAAGTTTTGCTGACCTAAGAACCGAATACAACACAGGCAGCAACACAGCTATTTCGTTTGCGGATTATCGTAGAGGTGGGTCATTAGTTCGTGCAAAAGCGTCAAACAATAACGGTGTAAATTTATCTGCTAATGTGCCTACAAGTGGAACAGTTTCTTTAGGTGACTTTTATTCTCAAGAAAAAGGTTTTAAGCAGACCTTCACTTCTGATGCTACTAATCAAAACGTAGCAACGATTTTTGGTGATGATTATACTGTAAACTATCCTAAAATAATTGTCGTTGATTCAAATGTTACAGTATCAGGGGATGTTGGTACTGACGCTATCAAGTACCCGTCTGGTGCGGTTGGAACACTTACAATCATTAACAATGGAACAATTACTGGTACTGGTGCGTATGCAATCAATAATTTAAGTTTAGAAACTGTTGCAGTTACAAACAATGGATCTGTTACTGGAACTAATAGCGAAGGTTTTAATTCTACTTTTTCTGGTGATGGGTCTGCAAAAATTGGATTTATTGGGGGACAAGGTGGTGCGTCTGCGCCTGATATACGACACTCAGATTATAGTGGGAATTTCTTCTGTAAACTTACTCGTTCTGGCAACCAATTTATAGTAAGTTGGACATATAACGAATTAGACTACAATAATACAGGAGCAGGTTCCACTAATATATCTTCCATTTTTCCTCTTTTAAGTTCTGGCGCATTAGATACCACCGATACTAATGAGTATGTTACGCAAACCGTTTATAATTATTACGGAAGAGACGCCAGAGATTTAGCATTTGGTTCTAAAGTAATAAATGGTAATCGTGAATTTTGGTTTGCGTCAAATAACAAAAGCAACACCACTATGACTTTGGGCAGCACTATGACTTACGCGCAATCTTTTTGGGTGTCTGTTAGTTTGTCTCCAAGTAATAGTGTTAGAGGCAGTATACTGAGTGTTTTAACAGGTGGTGCTTCAAACGGTACAGTGACAGGATTATAAACATGGCGTTGACAAAATTACAATTTCAACCCGGTATTAACACTGATATCACCTCTTATTCCAATGAAGGTGGGTGGCGCGATTGTGACAAAATCAGGTTTCGGTTTGGCTATCCTGAAAAAATGGGAGGGTGGTCAAAGTATAGTGATAGCACTTATTTAGGCACTGTTCGTGGCCTTCACAACTGGATAGCCTTAGATGGCTCTGACTTTTTAGGATTAGGGTCACATATTAAGTACTATATTGAAGAGGGACAAATCTTTAATGATATCACCCCAGTAAGAACCACAACTTCCGCAGGACAGGTGACTTTTACAGCCACTGACGATTCAAACATCATTAAAGTAACGAATGCTGGACACGGTGCAGCACAAAATGATTTTGTTACTTTTTCTGGAGCAGAATCTTTAGGCCCAAATATAACAGCAGCTTTACTTAATACAGAACATCAAATTACTGCTGTGCTTGATGCTGATAATTATCAGATTACATTGACTGCGACAGCTAATACTACTGGAGTAAGACAAACAACTCTTGCTGGCACCTCTGCTGGTGCAGCCACGCACACTGGAAAAACACAAAGCGCAACAAGTGGTAGTGGGACAGGGGCGGAGTTTACAGTAGTTGCAGGTTCCTCAAGTTACACGTCTGTTACTGTGACGAACATAGGCACTGGCTACGCAGTAAATGACACTATTACCATTCCCGGTGCTTCTCTTGGCGGCTCTACACCAGCTAATAATCTTACCATTACAGTGACTTCACTTGACGGAGATATTTTAGACGGGGCAACCAGCGGAGTTAAAACATTAACAATTACATCACAAGCACAAGCAGCTAGCAATGGCATTGGACCTCAAACTACTACCCCTGTAAATGATGGTATGAATCCTTCTTTGAATGATAATCCCATAAAAACAGTAAGTGTTGCCTCTGGGACTTCTACAGGCAGTGCTACGTTCACAAACGTCACGGGTACGGTCTCTAGTGGTAATGGAAGTGGAGCGAAATTTACAATTACAACAGACGGTTCTGGGGGATATGCAGTAGACGCTGTTACAGACGGCGGAACTCGTTATTCTACTGTTACTGGAAACGGGGCACAAATTACCATTACCATTCCAGGAACAAGTCTTGGAGGAGCAACGACAGCAAATGATTTAGTTTTGAACATAACTTCTGTGGAACCTCACACATTTGACGTGGCTATAGACCCAAATGATTCTAGTTCAGTTATTACATCCTTCCCCGCAGGAACAACTAGCTTCGTCGCAAATTTTACAGAAAATACAGTAGGCGTTAATACAACCATAGTGTCAATAGGAGGAGTACAAAATTTCACGTATTCATTTTTATACGAATACGTTTTTAATTCTGTGACCAGTGGAGGAAGCGGATATAGAGTAGGAGATCAAATTGTTTATTCTGTTTTTGCAAACTTTGGTCATGGCGTTCCTGGTTCAGCAAAAACATTTACAGTCGACAGTCTTATAAATAATACTGTGGCAGAATATCAGATTAACGTAGGTCTAAATACAACGGTGGGAGGTACAGGTTGGGGTGCTGGGCAATATTACGGGGTTACTTCGGCTGCTTTACAAACCACTTTAAATGAGGGTGGAACTCTTAGCTCTTCTGACACTACACTTACGCTGACTGATACAACTGGTATAGTTGCCGGGGATGTAGTCTTAATAGACAACGAGCTAATACTTGTGGGCGGCGTATCAAGCACTGGTGTCCAAACAGTTGGAAATATTGTAACTTCTGGCGGATCGGCTGGAACCGCCGCTACGTATACAGGTAAATCTCAAGCAAGTACAAGTGGAAGCGGCACGGGCGCAGAATTTACTGTTGTTGCGACGACGACGACATACACGTCAGTCACTGCAACCACCGCTGGGAGTGGTTACGCAGTTGGAGACACAATTACAATAGCTGGTAACACGTTAGGTGGGGCAACCCCTCTTAATGACGTAACTTTTACGGTTACAGCAATCACAAATGATTTAACAGGATGTACAAGAGGTTACGCAGGAACTTTAACAAGCTCCAACGTCAATACTTTTGGCCCGACTGTAGCCGCAACTCACGCTGATGGTTCTGTTGTGCGATTAGCAAAAGGTAATGCTGACCCAATAAATGACTTTGCAGGGTGGGGTGACGCTGCATCTGGCGGGGTGACCACCCGTAATCAAATAAGATTATGGTCTCACGATAACTTTGTTGAAGATTTAATATTAAATCCAAGAGATGACCAAATATACTATTGGGACAGAACAAATAACTTGAATACTCGTGCGATACCGTTGAATACGCGACCGGGAACGAGAACAAGCATACCTACCAAATGTAAACAGGTTCTAGTTTCAGACACCCAACGTCATGTCATTGCTTTTGGTGCAGATGACATAGGATCAAGTGCTTCTGACATCAACGGTAATGGTATACAAGATCCTCTTTTAATAAGATTTTCATCAAGAGAATTGCCCACAGATTTTTTCCCTACTGTAAACAATACGGCAGGAACTCTACCTTTAGGTGCAGGGTCAACTTTCATGCAAGCTATTGAAACAAAACGTGAAATACTTGTCTGGACAGACACTGCGCTTACGTCAATGAGATTTGTAGGAGAGCCAAACGTATTCGGTCTACAACAAATTTCAAGTAACATTACTATTATGAGCCCCAACGCAGCCGCAGCAACAGAAGATTTTGTTTTCTGGATGGGGATTGATACTTTTTATGTTTATGACGGTCGTACTCAAACCCTTCCTTGCACTGTCAGAGACAAAGTCTTTTTAAATTTCAACCTTGAAGAACGAAGTAAAGTCATGGCGGGAGTTAACACAGAGTTTAGTGAGGTAATTTGGTTTTATCCATCTGCAAATGCCACTGAAAATGACAAGTATGTAACGTTCAATTATAGCGAAAAAGTTTGGTATTTTGGCACACTTAGCAGGACAGCGTGGTTGGATCGCGGCACACGGACCTTTCCCTTGGCTACAGCAAATGGGTATCTTTACAATCATGAGCTTGGCTATGACGATGACGGCATAGCTATGAACTCATTTATTGAGTCCGCAGGTATAGATATCGCTGACGGAGAAAGATTTTCTTTTGTAAACAGGGTTATACCTGATTTAACATTTGAAGGTTCTGTATCTGCGTCTTCTCCGCAGGCAACTTTTACCATAAAAGGTCGTAATTATCCTGGAGCGGATTTTGAACAAAGTTCAGCAGGGACGGCGATTCGCACCGCCTCTGTTCCTGTTGAAACTTTCACAAATCAATTAGATGTAAGAGTTCGTGGACGTTCCTTTGCACTTCGTGTAGAATCAGATGCATTAGGGTCTAAATGGAAGCTAGGTAGCCCAAGGGTAGATGTTAAACAAGATGGCAGGAGATAATGGCTAGTACTCAACCCCCTCCAAGATTACCTGAACCGCCCCCAGAATATGAACAGGGTTACCTGGTGGATTTAGTTCGGGCAGTACAAACCTTTATTGAGCAAGAGCGTAATCCTGGGCCAATAAGAGCTTCTACCATTACTTTGACTGACTTACCAACTTCTGCCACTGGACTTGAGACAGGGGCACTGTATAATGATGGTGGCACAATAAAGGTTGCATAATGGGTCTTTTCGATAAAATCAAAGATGTAATTGGGGACATAGCCCCAATTGTATTGCCTGTAGCTATAAATGCCTTTCTACCGGGATTAGGCACGGTTGCATCTGGTGCCCTTGGCGCGGGTATTGGCACCCTGTTACAGGGTGGTGATGCAAAGGATGCTTTGAAGTCAGCCGCTCTTGGCGGGGGCATTGGTGCTCTGAAGGTTGGTTTCTTGGGCAAACAGGGAAGTTTTGCAGAAAATCTTAGAGCAGACTTCGACGCTACAAGAGGCGTATTCTCTCGTCCTTTGCGTGAAAGTGCTTCTACTTTAGTTGGTGGTACGCAAAAGCCTTTCCAGTATGACCCGCTTCAAACGGAAGCAGGAAGAGCGCAAGCGTTTGAAGCAGCTACATCTGATGAAGGATTAGGTTTAGTTAAACCGACTTTAGAGAAAGATACTAGTCTCTTCATGCCAAGAACCCCTGATGCTGACGCTATAAGGGCGTCGCAAAATTATGCGGATAAAATAGCTGCAGGGGCTACTGATACGCAGGCTATGGCGGAGTTGCAAAAAGAACTTACCCCAAGTCTTGTACAGCGTTTCGGAATCCCGGCTGCGTTAGGTTTAGGTGCGATGACGTTGTTTAGCGAAGACGAGGAAGAAGACGAAGGTTTGAGCCCTCTTGAAAAAGTGGACTCAGATCAATTTAAAGTCGCAAATTTAGACCCTTACGCATACAGATCTACGATGGAAGATATTCTCAAACCCTCCATTCGCAACTTTGAAGACGGGGGCCCTACCTCAGTTCCTAATAAATACAAAGGGTTCTCCAAACTTCCTGAGAAAGTACAACAAAAGATTTCTCCCAAGCTTGCCGCAAAGTATGCTCAAGGAGGCGTAGTTGGAGGTTTGATGGATTTATCTAACCAAAGCAGGCAAATGGCGGACGGTTTGCGTAATATGACCACTGGGTCTAGTGGTGGCGGAATAATGGGGGGTATGTCTTCTCTCCCAATTCTTGATAGGGCAATACCTTCCTCGCAGACCCCTCAACTTTCTTTGGGGGACATGGCTTCTCTTGGTTTTCCAACTCCACAGTATATGCCAATGGAAACAGGGCAGGGAGTGGATCAGTTTGGTCGGCCTATGGAAGGCCAGTTGGATAGAAATATGCCATCGACACATGGAGACCCGGCCCCTCAGCCTCTTTTCAAGGGCCTTGGAGCTATGGCAGCAGGACGCCCCTTCATGCCAATGATGAATTTCAAAGATGGCGGCGAAGTTGATTTCTTTCCTCGTCGGACAGGGGGCATAGGGCCGGGAGAAGGTTCTGGCACAAAAGATGACGTGCCTGCTATGTTGATGGACGGTGAGTTTGTAATGACCCGTGATGCTGTAAAAGCTGCGGGCGGAGGGAGTATAGATAAAGGCATAGATAATATGTATGGTTTAATGCGTAATTTAGAGGCTAGAGCATAATGTCTTCACAAGAAATAAGGCAAATAACAAAGGAAGCCCCAGAGATAGAGGCTCGTAAACTTGGGTTGATGGACTCAGCTAAAGAATTAGCTGATATTCAATTAGATCTACCCGATTACGAAATTGCTGGGCTAACTGAGTTGCAAAAAGAAGCTCTGCTGCGGGGCGACACTATGTTCGATCCGACAGCCGACTTTGATTTAGCTAGAGATTACCTTGCAGCCACCGTTGGCGCAGACCCTGCGGCGATACAGGCGGCTATGGACCCTTACATTGGGGAGGTGATTGAACGGTCTCAACAAGATATTTTTGACCAAGCAAGACAACAGTCAAAACAGTTTGAAGACGCCGCAATGGGCCAAGGGGCTTATGGCGGGGCTCGTGGTGCATTATTACAAGGTGTTCTTGCGGCAGAGGCTGCAAGAGATGCGGGAGACTTAGGGGCGAGGTTGCGTTCACAAGGGTATAACGATGCTTTGAATCGTTTGGGTCAGGCGGCTACTGGCATTGCAAGTTTAGGACAAGTCCAACAAGGCGCAGACCAAAGTGGCATCGGCTTCCAATTTGATTTAGGTGCAAGAGAACAGGCACAAAAACAAGCTGAACTTGATACTTTGCGTCAAACCCAAACACAACAAATGCTTGAACCTTACCAACGAATTGGGTTCCTATCTGACATCTATCAAGGTGCGCCAAGTAGCGCGATGACCTTTACAGAGGGCACTGCTCCTAATGCGCCCAGCCCAATGCAAGAATTGTTTGGTTACGGCATTGCAGGATTGTCTGCCGCGTCAGGTGCTCAACAGTTAGGGTTATTTGGATAATGTCTGTTTATGACAGAAACATGTTTCGCGGTTCACGGCCCACAGAAGTGCTGATGAAAAAGGCTGGCGAAAAAGTCATGTCTGACGCAATGGGCGGCATTGCTGCAGCAAAGGACCCTGTAGAATTGATGAACGCGATGCGCGGTGACGAGCGCACCATGAAGGAGCGCAGGCAGGAGCTTGGCGGCATTGTGGGCATGAAGGATGCCAACAGGACACCTGAATCTGTAGTTACGCTAGTACAGCCTGTAATGCAGATGCGTGAGGCACAGGCCCCTGTTGACCAAGGCATTGGTCAGGTCGCGCAACGGGCTATGAACACTCCTGTGACCAAGGAGATGACACAAGGCATTGTGCAAAAGTTTAGTAACGGGGGTCAAGCCCGGACAATAACGCAGCCTTTGATGAACGCAATACAGCAGGGCATGGCAGGCGGCGGCAAAAAAACTGGCTCATCCTCTCCATCTAGCATGATGGATTTTTATAATAAAAACTTAGAGTTAGCTCGTCAGATTTACGGTGGGGATGAAGAGGCAGACAGGAAACAGGCGTTGGCTAACCTTCTGTTAGGCGGCTTAGCACCTGCAGGATTGCAGATAGCACAAGGTGTTCCCATTGCAGAGGCTTTGATGCCCATTGGTCCGCTACTGGCTACCTCTGGTGCTTCAGTAAGAGAGTTAAAAAACAAGCGTGAAGCTGCTGCTAAAGCCGCTGCTCTGGACATGGCAGGCGATCAGTATACAGCGGCCCAAAAAATTACGGAAATGGACCCGAAAAAAACATATATTAAGGGTGATGGAACAGTCTTACAGACAGGTAAACCCGAAATAAAATATGTTGAGGCGTTTAGAAAGTCTGATGGGGTCAAAGTAAGTATTCCTCGCGCTGATTATAACGCAAGTCAAGATTTATATGATTTATCCGCCCCTAAAACTATTGATGTATTTAAAAAGGACAACCCAGGGGTAAAAGTAAGAATACCTTTATCTGAATACAATGCTAAGCCCGGTGATTATAATCTCGCAGCAACTGAATATGTTGATGCTTTCCGCAAATCTGATGGGGTTAAAGTCCGCATACCCCAAGCAGATTATAATGCCAAACCTGAGCTTTATAATTTAAGTGAAGACAGTAAGGCAAAGAAAGCAGTCTTTAATAAAACAACAAAGGAAATGGAATTTGCCACAGACTCTGAAATTGAGAAGAGTGGCGGGAATTTAGTTCCAAAGCCAGATAAACCGACAAAGCCATCAGTTTATTTTGACAACGAAACCGGACAAAATGAATTGGTTTCAGAGGCAGATTATAACAAAGAGCCAGAAAGATATGGGCCAAAGAAACCTGATACTTCAAACAAATTAAAAGAAGTATTTAGCACTGCAGACAATAAAAATGTGCTCCGAACTGAATCCGAAATACTACAGGATGTTGAAAAGGGCACCGGATTATTTGAACCAAAAAGAACAGAAACAAAAGCTGAAAAGCTTACAGTTTCTGTTGCTCGCCGTGATCTCACAGGTGTTGCAGAAGAGATTGTTAAAGGAGCAAAAGATTCAGAAACACTGAACAGATTTGACCAACTTATGTCCACTATCATGTCTAAGCCAGGATTTAATCTTGCAGCTCCTGGGCAAGAAGGCGGATATTTTGTTTCTGAAAATCCTGTGGTGCCTCGTATTGCATTGCAGGCAATTGAGCAAATACGGACCTTCGACCCACAATTCCCTGATTATGGCCTGTTAACTGGAGAGACCAAAGCTATAGATGTAGAATTGCTGGAAATTGTAGACGGAATTACAGACTTTTCTGATGCAAATCTTGGAGTAAAAGGCGTTCTTAAAAGAAGCTTTGATGCGTTTGCTATACCACTTCAAAATGTTTTAGGCTTAAGATCTAAGGCAATTTTTGAAGATGCATATAAAGTTAAAGCGACTGTAAACGCTTTAAATAATTATTCTCAACAAGCTTATTTAGCGTTGCCCGGAAGACAGACACAGGCTCAAGTTGATGCTTTCACAGATACACTACCCAAAGTGGACAGTATAACTGCATCCCCAGGCCAAGTCGCTGACACAGCATATAGAACAGCAAATCAATGGAATTTAAAAAGTCAACTCGCGCAGAAAGAATTAGCCGCAATAGAGCCCACTAGTGGCAACACCAAGGTGAGGGCAAAGTTAAGATCTCAAATCGTTGAAATGAATTACTTAGAAGAGGCTTATAGAACTCTTGGAAACTTGTTGATGGGTAAAACTGGTACAGGCGAACCCACAAGGGGATCGGACAATGTCTATGATTCTATCTTTAGCACAACAACCGGAACAAATTAAATGGTAGATATCGGTCAAGTAGATCAATCTGTTTTAGATACCTATGGACCTCGTATTGAGGGGCCATACGGTATGGACTTTGCCGAAAATGTAAATGTTACAAAAGCAGACAAGCTTTATGACATTAATTTTGATGCGTTAGCTCAAATGGAACCGCCTACAGGCGGAAATCAGTATGGAACGGAAGAAATAGCCCGCGCACTTGTTAAATTCATTGCTATGGATAAAGCAAATGAAGACGGTATTACAGACCCAGCAGAAATAAACGCCCGCGCAGAAGCAGCTACAGAAAAGTACGATAAGGGAGTTTTGGCAGGGGATATAAGCCCTACAGAATTTTTATATAGATATTCTAATGTAGCCCCAATGCAAGGCACTTTGTCTCGCTTTACACAATTTTTTTTAGAGGGTGCTACTAAAGGTGCTGCTACTCTTGCTCCTGCCGTAGCGGGCGCAAAAGTTGCTTCTGAAGTAGCTCCAGGTCGTTTGAAAAAACCCGCTGCTTTAGCGGGTTTTGTTGGCGGGCTGGTCCTTGGCGATACTGTAGCAGAGAGAATAGCGCGGGAGGGGCAAAGCGCGGGTATATTCGAAGGCCGACCTGTTCGTCCTGAAGAAAGGATTTATAAAGTTGGCGGCGATATTGCTGGTTTCAATGCAAGCGCAATATATTCATCTCCTTATTTACTACCGAAAAAAGCTTACAACACTTTCTCAGGCATGTTGGTTAATGATGCTTTGTTGCAAGCAAAAGGTAATCTTGCCGCTACAGCGCGAATACCTTTCCGCGCTTCACGGACCCTTGAAAAGGGTTTAGAAAAAGCTGGTGCAGCCGCGAGGGGCGAGCTAGGGCCTATGCAAAAGTTTCAGTTTTTCGGTTCTGAAACAGCTATGGGTATAGGCGCGACCACAGGTGGTATGATCGCTGAAAGTGTTGACCCTGGGGATAAAAGTTCGCAAGTTATTGGTGAGATAGGGGGCGGTTTTATAGGAGCTTTTACTCCAAGTTCTTTGATATTGCGTTTTGCACCCACCATTTTACGACGTGTTTCAACAGGAATGGGTGAAGACGCCCAGCTAACAAATGTAGGCACACGACTAAAAAGGATTATTGAAGAACGCAGTAATGGTGAAACTGTAGAAGAAATTTTAACCGCCCTTGAAGAAAACCCTGCAATGTTAAGACAAATTGCAGATGATATCTTTGGTGATGAAAGCCTTTATCCACAAGATTTAACCCCCGCTGCCGTAACAGGTTCTCCTATTTTAGGAAGGCTGCAAAGAGATGTATCTGCAGCTACTGCTAAGTTGGACCCTGATTCTTCTTTCCCAGATGAAATTGATAAGCGAGTTGCAGAGGGAGAAGATTTTGTTGCTCGCCTTGTTCAAGGTTTGCGGGCTTCTGGTTCACAAGAAGATTTAAAAACAGCAGCCACCATCGCCAGCGAATTTCAGGCAATGAAATATGAGTTGCAGTTAATACGAGCTCAAGAACGGGCAGCAGGCCCAGTTGATAGACTACAAAGGGGCGCAGAAAACAGCGCGGTAGTCAGCCGTAGATTGTTTACATTATTAGAACAAGTAAATAATAACGCTAGACGGCAGGAACAGGTCCTTTATCAACAAATTGATGGGGCGGGCATCCCTGTAGACAATGTTGATTTCATTGCAAATGCTTTACCTTTTATACGCCAAAAATATTTGTCTCCTGGCACAGAAATGCCGTCGAATGTAAGAGCTGAGCTTGGCAAACTACAAAGCGAATATGGTATAAATTTTGGATTAGGTGAATCAGAGGAGCTTATAAAGGCACGAGCAGCCTTAGATGCATTGCCTGAAGATGTTAGAGGCACCTATGATACCATAGTTGAACTTGCTTTTGGAAAAAATAGAGCGGGTCAAAACGTAATACCTGAAGTTAACAGGCAACGCTTTTTGAATGCACCTCGTCCTGGGGATGACGCTTTAGATAATTTGTCTGGTATAGGTAAGGGGCAAGGTTTTGCGCCTGACTTCATTTATGATGACACCAAGTCACAAGCTGAAAACATGTTGCTTTTGATTGAAGCAAGAAAAGGCCAACTTTCTGAGGTCATGAGAATGTCCGACGCAGAGTTGAGAGAAGCTGCAGGGGGTGCTTTTGCTCCTACAGAAGCAGTTACCAATGCAAAAGCTGCAATTGCCGCTTCAAAAAGGCAGATAGCTGACCTTGAAAAAACAGTTAAAATTGAGCTTCAACTTGAAAAGTTAGACCCAGAGTCTGCATTTTTTCAAAAACCAGAAATTGATTACACCTTCAACGATTTAAAAAAGATGCGTAGCACGGTTCGACGAGCTGCTGCGGCTGCTGCGGCAGGAGACCCGTCTCAAGGTGGGGTGCCTAATAATGAACTAGCCGCAGGACTTGGAGAATTAATTGGCGCAATTGACCAGCAAATGGATGAAGCGATTGAAGCAATTGACCCATCGAATGCAGCCGCGCAAGCGTATGCCGCAGCTAAAGCTTTTTCAAGCGGTAGACAAAAAGCAATTATAAGAACATTTGGCGGCTCCCCGCTTGTAACGGATACCGCAGGAGGTGGTGCATATCATGCAGACCTACTGTTTGATGAGATTTTGCGTGGGGGAGTTGGGCCTGCTACTGTAAAGCTTAAAGAAATAATCAATTCTGGCACTGTTGTGCAAAGAATGTTGGATGATTTAAATGTTGCAGAAGAATTGCGGGTGCCTCGACCTGGCAATTTAGACGCCCCACAGGAGGTAATTGCACCAACCTCTGTTGTTCCTGACATAACTAGAAGCTTTGAGCCTGTTCCTGCGGATAGTCTTTTTTCTGCTTCTGAAAACGCTGCACGTTTAATAGCACGAAAAGTCATGGTCGCAGACGAGGATGGGTTTTTAAGCATTGACCCAAGACGGGCTGCAGAGTTTTTAGAGTCACCTGATAATCAAGAATTACTGCGGTTATTCCCAAATCTTCGAGCTGAATTACAAGATGGGCAAAGTTTTGAAGTCGCAAGAAAACTTGCAGAGACTCAGGCAAATCAAAACTTAGTTTCCGAAGTTGTAAAACAACAAACGGCTTTAGGCACTTTGTTGCGTGGAGAAAACCCAGAGCTTGCAATATCAAAACTTTTGGACGCTGAAAACCCAAGAGAACAGCTTCGCCAGTTAGTAAGTCAGATTAAAGACGCTAAGTACATGGGCGATCTTGATGTATTTCCTTCTACTCAATCAGTAGTCGCGGGAGATCCTGAAAATTTAAAAGGGGTAACAAGGTTAACACCAAGCGGAGCTGCTCGTTCTGCAAATCAGTTTGAAAGAGCAAAATTAGATGCAATGGAAGGATTAAAAAGTTCTATCATTTCGACAATCTTTGCTAGAGGCGGTGATGATAAAAACTTTAGCGTCATGCTTGAAACTCTTTTCAAACCTTTAAAAGGCAGTGCCCCAATTAGTGCAGGTCAAAATTTAGCCGCTGTTCGTTCTGCAAAGGATGCAAAAAGTCTAGCGGATCGTATTCCATTTTCTGATATGCTTGTGGACGAGGGCGTGTTTACAAGAGCAGAAATGGATCGTCTGCGGTATATTTTTGAAGCAGGTAAAAATGTACAAGTTGCAGATGCTGGCGGAAAAGCTGCTGGGAAGTTAGCAGAGGAAATGAATTTTCTTATGTCTGGCTTAGTCAGAATTTTAGGTTCTTCTGTTGTTTCTACCGCAGCACAAAAAATGCCCGGTTTGAGACCACAGGGTCTCGTTGAAGCAGGCATTGGTGCAAGAATGGCTCAAAAGCTTTTTGGGGACGTGCCTGCAAACATGCAGATAAAAATGCTTGAAAAAGCTGTTTTAGATAAAGACTTTATGACATTGCTTTTGACAAAAGCAAAAAAACAGGAAGAAGCGCAAAGGTTAGCAGGCATTGCTCGAACTTATTTAATAGGGGCAGGTTTAACATTACCTGAATCTGATATACCTGCAGAGACACAGGAATATTTTGACAGACCTGACCCCCTTAGGGGTGACGCCGCAAAAATCATGCGTCCAAGAATAGATGACACGCCCGCAACTTCCGGGCAACCGCTTGGACCTGTAAGCATGGCACCCCCTCCTCCCAGGGTGCCTACGCCTGCGCCGATGCCTGTTCGAACCCCTTCAACGGGTATTCTGGCGCAGGCACCTGCTAATCCTAATCTAAGAACTCAAATGGCTGCAGCTTTTCCTGGTGATGGAATAACAAGCTTGTTAGCTGCAAGGCGAGCCTAATGGAAGCAAACTTCTTTTACAGTTTAAGCTTGATACTTCACCACGAAGGAGGATTTGTCGATCATCCTGAAGATCCCGGTGGCGCAACCAACAAGGGCATAACACACAAAACTTATGCAGAGTTTTTGGGTCGTCCTTTAGAAGATGTAGATGAACTGAAAAACATTCCTGAAGAGCATGTGCAGGAAATCTATAAAAAGAATTATTGGGACCGTGTCATGGCGGATGAGCTTGACACAGGGTTAGACCTAGCCACTTTTGATTGGGCCGTGAACAGCGGACCAGGACGCCCCGCCCGTGTGTTACAGTCCTTGGTTGGGGCCAAAGAGGACGGTGTTATCGGACCAAAGACAATGGCTCGTATTAAGGACACAGACACTGTTATTCTTCTAAATGCACTGGCAAAAAATCGTGCGGACTACTATCGCTCTTTAAAAACCTTTGATACCTTTGGTAAAGGTTGGCTGCGTCGCAACGAAGAAACCCTAGAAGCTGCGCTTGAAATGAGGGAAGCATAAGATGGCAATGCAAGACGAATACGATCCGTTTGATGTCGGTGGTGTAAACCCCGCAACAGGGGAAAGTACTTACGTTTCTACGGGCGGACCGGGTAGAGGCACTGCTGCATCTCAATTGGGATATACTTCTGACCAAGTTTATGGTGGCGGCGGGGGCGACGGCGACGATAACAACAGATTTATTGCTCGTCCAGGAGCTGGCTTGACAAAAGCTCAGTTTGAAAAAACTTACGGTATTACCGATAGAAATCCCTTTGGAAGAAGACCATCAGGTTTTGCAGCATTTTTAGATAAGTTTAGTCGGTCACTGGGCGGCAAAGGCGTAGATTACAGCCAGCAGTTTCGTGACCTAGATCGTCTTCATAATAGAAGACCGGGCACTAGTGCAGCTCGATTTAGACAAAGACAGTATGATCTTTATAGAAATCCTGACATTACTGCTGATGGCAGAATTAGAAGTGGAGGCATTGACCGCGCGGGTAGAGGCACATACCAAGGTCCTGTCGAAATGGTCACTCGTGAAATGGGTCCGGGTGAGCAATTAGTCAGAGCAGGTATTGGATCTGTTCCTTTCGCAGGGTCTTTTTTAAGTGGAATAGGCACAGAAGATCCTTATCTTTCAAGTAAAGTCACTGATGAAATGAGGGCACGAGAGAACCAAAGCCTTGCTGAACAACTAATAGGTGGCTTGAATTTAGGTGACACAATTGAGTCTATTGCCAATAAAGGATCAAGCATGATTGAACGGTTGCAAGGTTTAGCCTCTGGTAACCAGCAACCAGCTCAAGCCCCGGTTGCAAGCAGACCTGCAATGGGGTCAATAGACCCAAGCAGGGAAATTGGACCTTTAGCACAAACTATTCCTGTGGGCCTAACCAATCAGGATGAAGTTGCCGCAATGGCAATGATGCCTGCTGAA